ATGGGAAAAAGTGTTGTTATCTTAGGCGCTCAATGGGGCGATGAAGGTAAAGGGAAAATCGTCGATCTTCTAACGGATCGCGTAAAATACGTAGTTCGTTACCAAGGCGGTCACAACGCAGGCCACACACTTATCATCAATGGAGAGAAAACCGTATTACGTTTAATTCCATCAGGTATGTTACATCCAAACGTAACTTGCTTAATTGGTAATGGCGTTGTGGTTTCACCTGAAGCATTAATGAAAGAAATGGGTGAACTTGAAAGCCGTGGTATTAAAGTTCGTGAACGTTTGTTAATTTCTGAAGCTTGTCCTTTAATCTTGCCTTATCATGTGGCTATGGATCACGCCCGTGAAGCAGCTCTCGGCAAAAAAGCTATCGGTACAACTGGTCGTGGTATTGGCCCTGCTTATGAAGATAAAGTGGCTCGTCGTGGTTTACGCGTAGGCGATTTATTTAATAAAGAAGCTTTTGCCGAAAAACTCAAAAACATCCTTGAATACTATAATTTCCAATTGGTGAACTACTACAAAGTTGAAGCTGTCGATTATCAAAAAACCTTAGATGATGTAATGGCAATTGCCGATGTAATCACTGGTATGGTGGCAGATATCACTACAATTCTTGATACAGCACGCAAAAATGGTGAGCACATTTTATTTGAAGGTGCGCAAGGTACCATGTTGGATATCGACCACGGTACTTATCCATATGTAACCAGCTCAAACACAACGGCTGGTGGTGTTGCAACAGGTTCTGGTTTTGGCCCGCGTAATCTTGATTATGTACTTGGTATCATCAAAGCTTACTGTACTCGTGTAGGTGGTGGCCCATTCACAACAGAATTATTTGATGATGTGGGGGCTGAAATTGCGCGTAAAGGTAACGAATTTGGCGCAGTAACAGGCCGTCCACGTCGTTGTGGTTGGTTCGATGCCGTCGCCATTCGTCGTGCAATCCAACTTAACTCTATTTCTGGCTTCTGCATGACCAAATTAGACGTATTAGATGGTTTTGATGAAGTAAAAATCTGTGTTGCATACAAAATGCCAAATGGTGAAATCGTTGAATATGCACCATTAGCCGCGAAAGATTGGGAAGGTGTAGAACCAATTTATGAAACATTACCAGGCTGGAAAGAAAATACTTTCCGCATCACAGATGTAAATAAATTACCACAAAACTGCATTAACTATATTAAACGTATTGAAGAAGTGACTGGCGTGCCAATTGATATTCTTTCAACCGGCCCTGATCGTGTAGAAACCATGATTTTACGTGATCCGTTCGCAGCTTAATTTCATCTCAGTTTTCGACCGCACTTTTAAAAGTGCGGTCATTTTTTATCTTATTTTTATATCAAACTAAAAGGGCTAAGTTCTATTTACAGAACTTAGCCCTTTAATTACTTACTATACTGTGTGGTTAGATTACCAGAAGTATCCTACTGCTGCACCACCGGTCACTTCACCTTGAGTGTTAGCACCCATTGAGAAGTGAACACCGTATTTACCGTTATCAGAAATACGAGAGTAACCCACTGCTACCGCAGATTGGTTTTTGTGTTGACCCACACCTGCTGTTGCCACAGATTGACCCGGTTTATGCGGTTGTAACAAGTTTGCCATAGCTGCAGAAGTCGCCATGCCCGCATTCATACGGTTGCCTAATTTATTAATTTGGCCCTGTAACTTATTACCCATCGCATATAACTGGCTACCATTTACCGCATCTTTTGAAGTTGCTGAAATTTCACCTGGTGCTACGCCTGTAATCTTAGTCGGTGCGCCTGTCGCTGTACCAACATTGATATTTCCACCATTGTTAGTAATCTTAGGACCATTATCACCGAATTGAACGCTGTCAAAGGTTACATTAGAAGCGGTTGCGTAAGTCACTTTACCGTTAGACTCTTGTTTCACGGTCATATTTTTACCTGCAACCATTTCAACTTTTTTACCTGGATTGATCATTTCTGGCGTACCTGAAATTTTCTTCCCACCATTTTCTGAAGTGGTTAATGTAAAGCCTGAATTGTTAATTGCATTTGCTACATCTTGTGCAGTCGCCACTTTATTTTCAACATTTGCAATATTATTTTCAGCATCTTCAACTGCTTGTTTAGCAACCTTACGTACTGCTTCTGGTGCATTAGGTGGTAAGCTATTATATGCATCTTTTGCATCCTTTAATACTCTCTGCATTTCAGGCGTAACTGGGCCTTGAACGCTACCATCAGATTTATTGGTGATTTTGCCTGTATCAATGTCAAATTTCACATTACTTGTCGTACCATTTTCAGTTTCTACTGAAACTTTAGTACCTTTACCATCGACAAAGTTAACAGTGTCATAAGGTTTTACAAAATCCTTCGCGTCACCATTATTTTGTAAATTCCAACCTGCATTCAACATATCAGATACGGTCGCTGCATTATTTTTAACTTTATCAGCGTCTTCAGCTGTTGGTGCAGCCTGATTCAATGTAGGGTTATTACCATTCTTCGTTTCAGGCAAGTTAGATTTCACGTTACCTAATGTCGTTGGTGCACCAATTTCATTCGGTGCTGCCGCTGGATTAACCATATTCGTTGTTAAGTCCGCAGGTTTCACTTCTGTTGTCGTTGGGTTACCTTTATCATCAACAGTAAAGTATTTATCACCCACTTTAGTCACTGGCTTGCCTTTCTTATCAGTATATTGAACTGGTAAGCCTGTTACATCCACTTTTACTGTCGTGGTAGTTACTTTTGTTCCGTCATTGTTAACAGATTCTTTGGTCGCTAACTTCACTTTCGTGTTGTTACCATCTGCAAAACGAACTTGATCATCTGGGTTAACTTTTTCATCTTCATTTTTGAAGTCCTCAGAAGCTAACGCAGCTGTTTGTTTACCAATCACAAAACCAGATTTTTGAATCGCTGTAGCTACTTTATTACCTGTTACATAGCCCGCACCAGTATTAGGTGAAGATGGATCTTCATTTGGTTTAACTACTTCACCGTCTTTAATACCAATAGTAATTTCACGAACACCATCTTTAGTGTCACCAATTACAGAAATTCCAGCCCCAGCTTTAAAATCCACTTTATTAGCATTCTTCACTGTATCTACATAACCATTTTCAGGCGCACCAACAATCCAGCCCATATTCTGCAAATCACCTACTGTTGCAGCTGCATTTGGCGTAGTTGCGTTTGCTAAATCAACAAGATTAGATTCAGGTTTAGCCCCGTCCTTACCATTTGGTGCAGTTTCTACTGGTTTAGTATTCAATGATGAAGCAACACCTGTAATTTGGGTAGGTTTACCATCAGAAGAAGTTACATTTAACGCAGTTGTTGGTTGTTTTTCAGCAGCATTGTTAGTCGCTGGTTTAGCCGCTTCGGTTTTAAACTCAACTGGTGATTTACCATCTTTATTATTACCAACTTTTACTGTATTAAACTCAACGTCCTCTTTAGTTGCATAAGTTACTTTACCATCAGCATCTTGTTTCACAGACATATTTTTGCCAGCAACCATTTCAACAGTTGCACCCGGATTGATTAATTCACCAGCATCCTTAGTACCTTTAGCTTTTTCACCGTTACTATTTTTATCAGCAGAAGTCTTTAAGTTAAAACCAGATTTATTAATCATATCTGCAACATTACCTGCAGTTACTAATTTTTTAGCATTATCATCTTTAGGATTTGTAACCTTTCCGCCTGTAGATGTTAAAGTTTCAGTTTGTGGTTCTGGTTGTTTTACATCTACTGTAATAGTACGAATACCATCTACAGTTTTACCAGATACCGTTGCTGCGCCAGTACCAATGAATTTCACTTCGTTCGCATTTTTTACTGTATCTTTGTATGCTTCACCTAAAGCATCAGTTGTTTTATTAGAAGATACAATCCATCCCATATTCGCTAAATCACGAACAGTTGCTGCAGAATTTAATACATTATTAGGTAGAGCTTTCTCACCTGGCTTAGTTCCTAAATTCACTAAGTTAGGTTGATCTGTTACTGGGGTACCTGGAGTTGTTGTTACTGGCGTAGTATCTAATGCAGACTTAACCCCTGTAATTTTTTTATTACCTAAATCTACACCCTGAGGATTAAAAGTCATAGTGGTTCCATTTCCACCAATACTTGTCATGTCAGTTAACACTGGATTTAACGAATAAGTAAAGTTTTTACCATCTTGTTTTAACTTGATGTTTTTACCTGCTTTGAACGTTACTGTATTACCAGCTTTCACACTCTCTAACTAATATATTGTGAAAAATAATTATTTATAAAAACAGAAAAGCTCGTCAAATTTGACGAGCTTTTTTAACTTACGTAAAACTGTATTAATATAAATTACGCGCGTTTGAAGTCAAAACGTACAAATTTCAAAACACCAAAATTTTATAAATAAAATCATACTATTAAAAATCTATAACGCCTGTAATTTCCGAAACTATACACATTTTTCCGAAATTAAAAAAGTTACAGGGCTATAATAATGCTATTTTTAAATTAAAAAAAAGTGCGATTTTATTTTGATTTAATCGCACTTTTTATCGCTACTCTTGTTGCCGTCCGAAAATTTTGAGAAACATAACGCCCTTTAAACTATCATTAAAGGGCGTTTAAATTAGATATAAGAAACGGCGGAATTACCCGCCGTCACATTTATCACTCCACCTCAGTCTCAAAATCAACATGCTCATGTTGGTCTGCAAGGGCAATAAAATAAATCGGAAAAGAATCTTCATTTTTTTGCATTTCGAAGTAATCGCCCAACTGTTCAAATGTCGGCGTATAATCCCCTAACTTAACAGCACAAATTTTGTTGACCAGGTTAGGATGGACTTTAATTTGTGCCATCCCTCCAAAAACCGTACCTGGTTTAGCTGTCACTTTCTGCACCCATTGAGTTTTTTTACCCTGTTGAGCGGTAACGGCGGCTTGTAAGGCGGCCACAGCCCCTTCTAAGTGGGCAATGTCTTTTCCAACTTGATAGATAAAAGCTTTGTCTTGTTGGTTAATTTCTAATTTTTCCATTTTTGTAGTCCTCTTTAGCTTGATGATAGATTGTTAAAAGTGCTGAATCAAACAGTGCAAGGCTTGCCAGTTTTACACAAGGCTTCACCTTGATTTGCACAGTTTGTTTAGGTTTTACTTGGATAGTTTGCATCATACTCTCCTCGTAATATCGTGTTGTAACTGCACTTTTCCGTTACACCACGTTTTAATTTTGCCGTCTGGCGTGGTTTGTTGCAGGTCAAATCTTGCCTCTCTCCATGTCACGTTTTCGGTGAGTTCATGGGCGATGATAAGGCTGACTTCATTCGCGTTGATTAGGATGCTTTGGTTGTCCGTCGATAAGTGAATCTTCTCGCTTGCACTGCCTAAAGGCACAATATCGCAATCAAACCGACTACCGGTAAAATCTAAAGGTTCGCCGTTTTCTTCGGTAAACACTAGGGTTTCTGCTTCGTCATCGCCACGAATCCAGTTAAAAATAATCTCAGCCATTTTGCACCGCCTTAAAGCGTTTATCATGTTGTTTGCCCGAAACTTCACTTTCATAGGCCATTTTGCAGTGATTGCGGTCAAAGAAAAGGCCGTTGATGACGCGATACAACACACGCCAGCGTTTTTTCGGCTGTTTTGCCAGTATTGCGCCACGGTAGGTGCGGCTGGAAAGGGTTTCATCTGCTGCGCCACCTGTGAGGGCGTTAAACAGTTGGTCTATGGCAATGACCACGTGATAGCTATAGCGTTTTAATTTGCGTTGAATGTCCATGCTTCAATCTCCTGTTCAAGTGAGGTTAATTCTTGTGGCGTTTTTAAAGCCAACAAACGGTCTTCAAATGCCTGACGTTGCCCAATAATGATGCCAATCGCCACAGCAAATTGAGCAGATTTTTCAATCACTTTGTTAATTAACATATCCAGTGGCACACCACGTACGCGAGCAATTTGTGAAAGCATCGGTGTTGGTGTGTTGTGGTCGGCTTGCCATGCGAGAGCCTCTTTTTCCTGACGATAAAAACTTTCAATTTCTGTTTGTGGATAGCCCGCCAGTAATCCATTTTTTAGTTGGTCAGCTTTATCCGCTAACTTATTGAGTAAGCTTTCTTTTTGTTGTGCAAAAAGTGCTCTTTGTTTTTCGGCTGAAATATCCCATGTGAGCGTGTCAAGATTTAACACATGTGCCGCACTGGGTTGAGGGTCAATTAATACAGGGTTTCCTATTTTATCTGCGATGATTTGTTTACCTTGTGTTTGCCCGTTAAGTAATGCTATGTACTGCTCATCGCTAAGCGGCACTGCTTGCGATGGGATATTGTTATAAAGTTCATCGGAATAAAATGCTATGTCATCAGGATTAAAATATATAGTCATGATTTACCTCTATTAGTAACCGATTGCAATCCACTGTGCGGGCGCGTTATTAAATGCATCTTTATTGCGATACTCCCAGCTAGATACCCATGTAAAATTAGAGGTGGTTTGCTGAGTGATCGAAAATCCTTCTTGCGAATTTCCATCTTGTGAAATTGAGCCAGAGACCCCACCGATGATGATAGAAAATACCGCGAGGGGGAATGTAACAGGGAGAGTACATACTCCAGTCTTTTCGTTTGTTAGATTTGGCAATGTAATTTTTCCCCATTGTAAAATTAGACCATTAGGCAATTTACACCAACCATTTTCAGAGCTTACGCCCGAAAATGAATTTCTCACAGCCGTATTAAAATCTGTAATCTGATTTGCCGTGTGCGTGTGACTTATATTTGCCTTTGTGCCCAGAGCGCGTATTACCGGCTCTATATCATTCAACTTCTCCCATGCTGACCAATCATCATTAGTGACACTCACTTGCCAGCGAATATAGGTATCTTTCGAATAATGTACGTGGAAAATTTGCCGACACCATCTTTCATTACCTATACCACCTGTAATGACCTGAAGATTTCCAGACCAAATATCACTATTTGTATCTCTAGGTGAATTACTTACTCCGTAAAGTGTATCAAAGCAATAAATACCGTCAGTGCGATAATCATTCATATTACCGCTACCATTTTCCACCTTAAAATTATTAATACCATAGCCAGCTAAGGTTGTGGCTGGGGATTGTTTGCTTTCGGCTAGTTCATGAGCGATTTTGACGGCTTTAGATGTTGCTGCTTCGGACTCGCTTTCACTGTTTGTTGAGGAGCTTAGTTGCACTATGCCTGGCTGCTGTAATGTCGCGCGAGCAATCTCACTCAACGCAAATCCCCAACGTACCCAATGTTGCGAATCTGATTCATTCGGGCTGTTATTTTTGCTATTTTTTAATGCTCGGTAGCTTAGCCCTTCAAACTGGACACAAGAGCCTTTAGTATAGTCTTGTGTAGCAGACCATTCGGGTAGCCCTCGTTGCATCAAATAAGCGTGTTTTTCGTCAAGTCGCTTAAATAAGAAGTTAAACCACTCCATAGGAGGGATGCCCTGTGTTTGGTCAAATGTAATCCCCCAACCACGCAATAAGTCAGGGAAATTATCGACCTCACCTTGTTTTGCAGATGATGCAAAAATGCTTTCATCTGGCTTATTTACTAATGCCATATATGACCTCTATATTAGGTTGAAAAGATATTGCACACCTGCTTGGCGTGGCAGTATATCTAAGTGGTTGATTGAGAATTTCTTAAAATCAGATGTGATAGCGCTTGGTACAGAGATAGAGACGGTCATATCGTAGTTATCCACGATGTGACAACCTTCACCAAAAATAAATAGGCACGCCTCAATTAAGTTTGGTAGCGTGCCTATTTGGTAGTTTTTGAGGATTCTGCATTTAATCAAGAATCGATAATCATCATCAGATAATCTGACGGAATCAGACAGCGGGTCTCGTTTCCGATACCATTGCGCACCGCCTAGCCTTTTTTTGCTAAATCCCAGTGCATTAGGTGAATTGCGGAAACCAAAAAATTTACGCAATTGATAGCCATTAATAACCCGAAATTGCCCGACGTGTTTACCGACCAAATCAAGCTGATGCCCTGTGGCCGTTTCAATGTTCAGCACATCTTGCAATCGATATAAATCGATAAAGCCTTGCCCGATAATGTTTTCAAACAGCTTAATCGTTGAGACGGCTTTAGGCTTGTTTCGGTATTGCCAAATCAACAAATCAGAATAGCCCATTATTCCACCTCAATGGTTATATCCGTTGCTAAAATTCGGATTAATTCGCGTGGTTGTGCGGTAATATTTTCCGTGGTAAGAGACTGTCCTTTACGTCCGATTTTTAGTTCTTTCACCCAGAAACCACCCACTTTATTTATTGGCGAATAAAGTCTGGAAAGCGAAAGATTTTGCCCGATGCCAAAGCGTTGAATGGATAATAATCGTTTGATTTCATCCTTATCCACTTCAGTAAAATCTTCATATCGAACGCAACGCATAGATACTTGCACATCAACAGGCGTTGCACGGTCGAACCGTAATGCTCTACGCTCACCATTTACCGTTAAAGTTGTTTCTGTAGCACCTTGCAACCCGACCCCTGCCCCTTTGTTTTCATAAATAACGTGAGCGATTTGCTCATCTGCCCCGCCATCTACAATAATATTCAAGGAGTTAGGCTCTACACCATATTTATCACGCTGCTTAGTGTTATTTTCTAGCACTTTAACTTGTCTAACATCAGGCAATGCGGCAATTTTTGACTGGATAGCATCTGCAGAATTTTGCGCATTTTTGGTTCGGCTAATGAAAAAGCGTTCTCGTAATTGCAAGTCGGTTTCTTCTTCCTCACCAATTTCTGCATTTTCGAATGTGGTTGCCGAGGTAAGCCCAAGCGTAACGGTCTCAATGGTCAAATTCGTGTTTTTTATGAGGTTAAACGCACCCAATTCTTCGCTACGGAAGTCCGCACGGGCAGAGCCATTACTATCTAGCTGTACATCTGCCGTTAATACCCACCGCACTTTATGTGGGTCAGACACTACAATCCCTGCATAAAGATGAGTTAATGGCTCTCCTGTCAAAATCACTGAGCGTAAATAGCTATAACTTGCCGCTCGTCTTATTAATCCGGCATAAGCAACACGCTGATCGAGCCAAGCACCTGTCGCAACATCAGGATCTAACTGTCGATACACATTCTCTGCAAGCTCCTCAATATCCATCTTCATCTGAGCAAGCAAGCCCACCATTTGCCCATCAGGTGAGTTAGGCGATAGGTCGATATTCTGCCCATAGATTTGTCTAAATCCATCTTCAAATCGTGCCACGATTTCGTTTAATCGCTCAATTTGAATGCCTGTTTCAATCAGTTTTGCCATATTTTCTCCAATAAAAAACCCGATCGGAAATGATCGGGTGGTGATTTTAAGCACGCCCAAAGCCGCTTACAGTTTCCCGTAAGCGGTAGGCGGTCGGATTTTGTGTTGTTTATAGAATGTCTAGCTGAAAGCCTGTTGCTTTAGGGTTATAGGCTCGAAGATATTTTAAGACACGCCAGTTATTGCCTTGTTTGTACTCAAATTTTTCAGTGATTCGCTCTAATACTTTTTGCGCCTGACGGAGAGTGCTGTGATATTCGTAAGCCATGTCATGAACTGGTGCAGCGTAGTGCGAGCCAATTTGTTTTAATGCTGGGTGAAGTACTTGGCAAAGTTCCGTGCCACGCAATAAAGCAAACCATGCCCAAACGAGCTGTTGTAGGTCATGCTCTGTAAATTCACGGGTGAATAGCTCATCTTTTTTCTGTTCAGTGATAAGCTCACCCTCAAGCACAATTCTATGCACATATTCAACCGCTTGCGGTAACTGCTCTAATGTTAAATCTTCGATGCTTTCCACATTAAAGCGTTGGTGGATCAAATGATAGGCATCGGAATAAATTAATCCCTTTTTGCTCACGAGCATATTCACGGCATTGCGTAAGCCAGTGCGATCATCTACCGTAGTTTTTCGTTCAGCTTTACCATTAAACCAATAATCATGTAACGCTTGGTAACACTCTTTTTTGTATTTGATTAATGTGTCACGGATTTCTGGGTTACAACGATTAATATCAATACCAAATAGCCAGCCGTTTAAATATTCGATTGGTAAGCAGATCATTTCACGTTTTTTACCATCTTCTGCAACCGTGGTTATGATAACCACAGTTGAACATAATACTTCATCTCTCACTATTCTTTGGCGTTGCGCGCGCCAGTCAATGCCGATATTTTCACAAATAGGCTTCATAGCAACATAGTGATTGCCATTTTGTTCAACGGTAATTAATGACTGATTGTTGAATGAAATTGTTTGGGTTGAGATTTGATTAGACATAACTGTCTCCTACTGTTTCTTCGATATTTTTAAGATGCCGCAAGTTGGGCGCCAAGTGGTTCGAAGGCTGCAGTAAGTCAGCTGGACGTATTCCCCTTTCGGGTATTGTATTAGTCGCCCACTCGGCATAGATAAGATGTGATTATGCGCAATGAATGTTTAATGGCAATAAACAAACAAGGTTACTAAATTTCACGCATAAAAAAACCGCTATGCTATCGGGAGCGGACTAACCGCTTACTGCTAATAAGGCTTCGACACCTTGAGCAGATAACTATCTGCTTGATAAAAATCATAATGAAAAAGCCCCTTGGGTGTCAAGGGGCTTTTTGTAATTATTCACTTTTAATTTTGGGCGTTCGTCTATGGATTACAACTACTTTACTTTTTTCAGGATTTTTCTGCTCAAGCAATTCAACTTTCTTATATTCAATCTTCGTTTCTCTTGCGAGTGCAATAGCAAAACGATATTCAGCATTGGCTTTGGAATTATGTTCGTTAATTTGATTTAATCTTTCTCTCGCTAGTTGCTTTTCTTCCGCAGTAATTAACCTCACTTTTGAACCATTAACATCTCTGATCCATTTTCTACGAACAAAACGTTTTAAATAGCTAGGTGAATCTAAATAATATCGCATAGCACCTCGAACTACTTTTGATAACTCATCATCACCAAGTACGGCAAGCATATCATCGATAATTGTAGGAACTAATGGTTTAGTATCGAAAAAGACATTTGGAAACCGTTCTTTTAACTTAGCTAAATTTGCTTTGATATTATCTCTTCGACCCATATCTTACCCCATAAAAAAACAGCTTCCATTGGGAAGCTTTTTTGTTAAGGTTTCGACACCTTAAAGCTAGATTATCTAGCTTGGGGAGGATACTAAGCTTTAAATTTTGCTCTGTCAACTAATATTAGTTTTTTGTTTCTGGGGTAAGATTGCCGTTTACAATATCAAATGCCCTATGATAACAATCGTAAAGAATTGAATACGCCATATCTGCATTTTTATCACGTTTTCCATTTTCTAATATATCCAACACCTCTTTTACGGCTTCAAGAGCTGATAATAAATTTTGTTTGGATTGAGAATCATTTTTTGTTGTCATTGCTAAATTAATGATCCCTGTACAAGCATTTAATGCTAGTTTTATTGCATTAATATCTTTAATTTCCATATTTTCCCCATACTCTTTTATTTAATGCATCACGTAAATGCCGCCCTGTTTCTTCCCAAGCATTGTTAAAATATTTATACTCATTCGGCTCTATTTCAATTGTAGAAGATACGGAAACAACGGGGGCAATATTTAATATGGAACCAAACCCCAACAAGAAATTGCTAATGCAATGGGTGTGTTTAGGTTTTTTCATATCCGTTTCCTTAAAAAAGTTAAAAATCCCTCCTTCAGCACAAAAACAAAAGCCCACAAAACCAAGGTTAAGTAGGCGCATTCCTTTCGAGTGCTGTTAAAGAGCGTGATCTATAAAAAAAGATCGCACTAGATGATAGATGAAAAGTTTTCTTTTTACAAGAAATTGCTTGCAATGACTAAAAAAGAAATAAAATCTTACCGCACTTTAAGCGTCATAACGTGCGGTTTGTTGTTGTCCGTAAATATCTTGGTAATCAATCGATATGGTCAGCTTGCGTGTATCTGCATCAAAATTAGCTTGATAATCGGTTATTCTGCTTACACCTTCAGTTTCCAACACATAGCGTTTTATTTTGATTTCCCAGTCTGCCATATTTACCCCACGCCCCATTTGTTCAAGCCAAGGTAAGCCATGCTCAAGGTCTAAAAACCAGTCATTAGCAAATGACCAAAGGCGAGTTTGTACATTTTGAGCAATGGCATCGGACTCTGTTGCGTAGTTCGAAAAGCCTTGCCCAAATGTCCAATCGTGCTCTTTATTAAGTCGTCTTACTCTCATTCTGGCACTCCTGTTTTACCGCCACTATCGCCTGTATGTTTATGGGTTTTGCCTGATATACCGCCCGCTGTTACATCCGTATCGCTTGAGATAACGCCTGTGGAGCTATGCGAGCCTGTTTGCGAGGTATCGCCCTGATGTTCGATATTTCCTTTAATCAAAATCGAGCCGTTTTTGATTCTGATGTATGTGTTGCCATCAAGGGTCTGCATGGATAACCCTTCGGTAAAAAATCCGCCAATAGCTTTCGGCACAGAACATATGCCAGGAATAAACATCGCATCGGATAAATCATGTAGCCTAAAATCTAAAGGCGTTGATGCGCTGCCGTTTTGCCACCATCCGTCAATGCAACGCTCAGAAAATATCGCTATCCCCTCATCGCCTGCTTTAAGCGGAAATGTCACTGCAAAGCCACCGCCACGAGGAAAGCTCACAGGCACATCAAGAAGTGGCGGTATATCTGCCCCACTCCCATCAACTAACTGCATTTTTATTTGTATCGCAAGTGATACAGTTTGTTTTGCTGGGTCAAAACTCACGACTTTTGCAGGAAGTGCTGTGTGAAGGTTTAATCGGTCCTGTTGGATTTGCCGATCTACCGCCGTTTCAGGTGTGGCAAGTGATTGTTCGTAGTTCATTAAATATAACCTTTGATTTATATTTTAAATGTGTTATGATTTGCATAACTTAAAAGTTATGAGGGTTTTATGTTCGAGTTATTATTTCACCCTGAAGCATTCGCCGAAATTGAAGCCTTATCTCCAATAATGCGAGCTAAAGCGTTAAATGCTCTGGATAAGTTAGAAACATTAGGCAGTGAGCTTCGTTTCCCGCATACGCGCGCAATGAGTAATGGTTTATTTGAACTGCGCGCCGGCAATAAAGATATTTCGCGCACCTTTTTTGCTTTTGCCATAGGGAAGAAAATTTATATCCTGCGCACTTTTGTTAAGAAAACACAGAAAACCCCACCGTCAGAAATTGAATTAGCTTTAAAACGTTTAGGAGAAATGACCGATGAAAGTTAAACCGATAAGTTACAAACAAGTAAAAGAGACCTTGCTTCAAGACGAAGAAACTAAAGCACTTTATTTGCAAGAAAAACGTATTGAGGAACTGCAATCACTACTCCAAGAAATGCGTATTCGTGCAGGTCTCACTATTTCTCAAGTTGCCGAAAAAATGGGTGTAACTCAACCGGCAATCAGCAAATTAGAAAAGAATGCCAGCCGGGCTTCATTTCTAACACTACAACGTTATGCGCATGCTTGCGGTGCCGAATTGCGTGTCGGTGTCATTTAATATAAATGACTGCACTTAACAAAAGTGCGGTCATTTTTTCCTGTCTTTTTTTCCCGATTTTTTAGGGTTTTCTACCTTTTGGAATTTGCCCCCAACAACCGTCATTTTGCTGTGCCAATCCCCACCGATACCATCGCCAGAATGCGCAAGTTTTACAATCTTGTACTCCCCATTGAAGTACTCAATGATAGATTCAACTTTCACAAGTCCGCCAATTTGTAATGCAGGGTTGAGTAAACAAGTCAGCTCTAATCCCTCATCGGTTTGCTCTGGCGCATTAATCATTCCTGTATCTTGGGAAATCAGTACGGCATCATCACTTAGCACTTTATCTTTCGGCAGGAAAATAAGCGAGCCATCTTGGATAGACCAATCAGCCTTATTATTGCGCGCAATTTTGGTGAGGATATCTCGGCTATTGCCGTTTAATACCCTACCACGAGGGAGTTTTCGTTGGTTGGGAATGTCAATGGCACCAGTCTGCACTTTAGGCATCGTCTTTTGCAATTCTTCGACAATCTGTTTGTCTGTTGCCCCTGCTTTTAATGTCGTTTTAGCTCTCGACTGAGTATAGGCTTGATGCCCATCTGAACACTCAAGCGTAAGGACAAAATCCAATCCCTCTCGTTGGATTCTTGTCTTGGTAATATCTCCCACATAGATTTGGCGTAACTCGCCATAACCAACCGATAAGGCGACTTTCTTATAATCTTGGCTTAATAATTGGTTGATATGGTCTCGATTTAAGTTCCACACTTGGATTTTAGCGGGATTAGGCTTTTCATTGATGGTTTTATCAATTTCAAACGCAACACGTAATTGCTCAATGCTTAACGTTTCTTGGTCGTTGCTAATGTCCAGTTTCCAACGTCTGCCAAATTGTTTCATTGTCTCTCCTCGCGCTATTTAGCAAGTTCAATAAGGACATTTGCCAACGGTGTAATACATAAAGCAAACAAGCCAAGCGCAACGATAACAATAGAGAATGCGATTGCACCTCGCATAATCGGACTTGCATTTGTTTCCATTTCTAACCCCTCTTTTAAGTGTATTTTTAACTTAGTTTTGCTATACTTACTCAAAATTTGTTCCTTCTTTATTGGGAAAGTTGGAATAAAAAACCCCGATAGTGCCTAGCTATCGGGGTTATTTTTATCTATTAATTTACGATGCCTTTTCGCCTATATACAAAAAGCATCGAGTGCCCAAATCTTCCATGCTCATTGGGTCTAATTCAGCACCGCTTTCATCGTCCAAATAGAAGAAATAAGGCTGCGTACTGCGAGCCAATAATGGCACTCCGCACGCGAGCGCATGACCTCGGCAAATCTGCTTTTGATTTACTGGCTCAAATATATCCATCGCCCAAAACTGTCCAATACTATTAAATCGCAAGGTTAAGCGGATTTTTATGCCGTTAAATTCAAAGGTTTGCTCCTGATAAGGATGTTGTGTCAATGGAATTTTACGCATACGTCTTACCACCATTTAAAAAGATTGAAAAGCGAGGAGGTTCTTTTAGGTGTATCGTTCTCTGGTTGAGTAGAACCTTGCTGTGATTTTGTTGCGGATTGAGCCGCTGCTCGACCACTTTTACTCTTGCCCGATGCAGATGATTTAGATTTAGCTGCTTTTGTCTCAACAATAAATATCTCACGAGCCGTTATGGTAAATGTCGCACTGCCATCTTGTGACTGATTGACCGCTACAGATTGGATTAGCATGTTTTTGTACAAGTTAATCCCTGTCTGTATATCAATGGTTTCTCCCGATTTCTGACAAGCGACAAGGTCGGCATAGCATTTTTGCACCCTACTATCCCCTGCACTGCTATCAAGCAATCCGCCTAGCCCAAAATCAGGCAAAAAAGGGGCAATGGTTCGCGCTTGATTAAGAATGCTCTTCGCTTGACTATACGCACCTGCAACTTGGCTAATCGCTCTTCCTGCTCTTGCGATAGCTTGCGATGTTTGAGTGATAACCTTAACTGGCAGAGGGAAACTATTAAGAAAGTCTATCCCGCCACGAATATTGCCGATAAACGGAAAGTCTAAACCAAAAGTCGAATGGTCGTGATCAACCATTACACCATTAATGGTAACTTGTTTAGGCTGAATAACCGCATGGTCAGCAATGGCTGCGCCTGATTCAATCGGGTTTTCTGTAATAGATAAATCTGACTGATGGTCCTCTGTTGTAACCACATCGAATGTTATTGTGCCAATACTACGATTGGATACTTGAGCAAAATTTAACATAGAGGCTACCCCACAACAGGTGATAGTTGATTATTGATCGCGCGAGCCGATTGGTCTGCCACTGCTTTTGGATTGTCCGTACCTTGAATATTTTGCGTAATGGTGATTTTGTTGTTGCTATTTTTGACACTGTTATCGGCATTTGAAGTTTTATTATTGACTCCTGCCGCAGCAACTTGTGGAGCCGCTGTGTAAGATGGGTCAAACATCATTGTGTCATAGGCTTTCGTATTTTGACTTGCCGTGCCTACCTTTTCGCCACTATCACTAAACCACCCTTTTATTGTATCAACAATCGGTGCGATATATTGGTCGTAATAGCCCTTAACCCAATCAAATGCACTTTGGAATGGCTTTTTAATCCAGTCTGTGACTTGAGCAAACTTGGTCTCGATAACATCCAAATCTAACTGTTCGCCAGTAAATAAATTCCATAAACCACCAACAAGCGCGAGCCCAAGTTTAAATGGTAACTCAAGCATATCTGTGATGAGGGATAATGTTGCACCAATTGGATCGACGCTAAAATTATCGACAAAGTTTTTCCACGTGGATTTTACCCATAAAAGTGCGCTCTTAAATGGCTTCCAAAATTCACCTAATGCCGTTTCTCCGCCTTCAAGATAAGTGATAAAGTCATCAACAAGTAAAAACAAGGCTGCAACGCCCGCTATAATCAATGTGACAGGGTTGGTCGCAAAAGCTAATAACATCCGTCGACTTAACCATAATAATGCTGCACCTAATGCATAGATTGTCGTTTTCCAACCAACTGTATATTCAACAACATTATCAATGGCTGCGGCTAACTCAAACAAGAATGAAAGAATTTTGCCAAAGCCGTTGAGTGTGGCCTTGATAAACTCATTATTCTCGATGAACCATTTTGTAAACCGCTCGGCTAATCGCTGAATGGATGGCGCGACACGGAGTGATACATATTCGCCAATAGCCGTAAATACTTGAGAAACCTGCGTCAACGCATCTTTAAAAGCGGCGGCAGTTTCTGCATTTTCAGCATTACCTACGCCAAGTGTGAGCGCACTTGCAAGGGCGATTTGTTCTTTCAGCTCATCATTACCAAGACGCAAGGTTTGAATCATCGAACCATCAATGCCGAGTTTCGCAAGCATCGCAATTTGCTCTTGCTCGCCCATTGCTTTCATCTTGTCCGAGATTTCACCTAGTATTTCGCTTGAGGTTTTAACATCCCCATTCGCTTTTTTGGCGCTTAGTCCATATTGCTCAAATGATTTAGCCCCTCGACCGATACCTGTTGCTGCCTCGCCTATAACACGAGACAATCCCTCAATAGAGGATTGAGCAGCCTGTGCGGATGAGCCATTAACCTCTGCAACCTTACCTAAGTTGTAAATTTGGTCGGCTGATTCGCCCGTGACAGCTGAGAGCTGCTTAATTTCATCGAGTGCATCAAGATTAGCATCAACAAAATTCTTCACCCCGATTGTGGCAGCGTAGAAAGCTGCACCAAATGCCGCAACTTTAAGTGTGGTTTTATTGATGCTAATGCCAAGCAATTCAAATTTATTCAATAATCCGACTGCGCCATATTGGGTCGCCCATAAGTCAATGATATTGTCAGATAAATTTTCTGTGCTTTTGGCGTTATCTTCTACGGCTTTTGTATCTTTTTCGGTAGCATCGGTTTTCTGCTCAATCGCAGATTTGAGTTTGCCAATAACTTTCTCAACCTGCTCTGCACTTAACCCCGCCTCTTGTAACTCTTTCGAGAGCTGTTCGGTGTTTTGAAGAAAGCTCTCACCAAACTCAGATAAGAGCTTATCCCCCTCGATGAGTTTCTGCACCCATGCATCTAAGGCTTCATCTTCAGAAAGATTTTCTGTTTCGTCTTGTAGTTTCTCAAGCGATGCAAAAAACTCGCTGAACTCAGGCATGTCTTTGACTTGCTCGGTTGCTTTATTCGCAGCCTCTTCTAGCGCTTGACCAAAGGCGCCTAAACTTTCTGCAGCATCTTCAGTGCCATCTCCAATTGCATTGAGGAATTGCTCAAACTGTTGCATTGCTTGGCTATCCGCATCAATGCCGATTTTAATCAGTAGTTCATCGAGTAGCATTGCGTTGCTCCATTTGATTTAATTCAACAATGACTTCATGGAAAGATAAAAGGTCGGTTAACGAATAAACCGACCTTAATTCGTGTAGTGAACAAAAATTTTTTACAATGGGCGTAAAAATAAACCAGTCAACTTTGCTGTCTGACTGGCTTATTTCTTCGCTTTTAGATTGGCTTGAATATTGCTCAGCAATCCGCCCCCACCGATAAAAAAATCAGCAAATTGATACATCAACCCTTCTTTCAATACTGGGATTAAATGCCCACGGTGTTGGTTAAAATGGCTATCAAAGCGTTCAGACAGGCGGTATAGTTTGCCATCTTGCTCACATGAGGTATGTTTAAGCACGATATCCTCAAGCTCTTTAATGCTTGGGTCGCCTAAATTCGCCAACACGGTAGTTAATACGCTTGCACCGAGCTTTTTATTGTTACCTAATGATGATAAATCGATGGATTGCAATAATTTCATTGCATTTTTGAGTGCAGTCCATGCTGTCATCGCATTAGCTGGCGTCATCGTATAGGTGACATTTTCAATATTGATTTGTTTGCTTTCCATTATTGAACACCTTTTTCAAGATTCATCGTTATTTTCTCAAACACAATCGTCCAAGTCGTCGCATTGTGTCCATTTCCACGCACGTAAGGCGCAGGCGTGGTGAAATACCCTTTACTTGCCGTGACAACATCATCATTGATTAAGTCGCGGATAGCGAGAGTTATCGGTAAATAGGTTTTAATACTGGTTTTTTGTTGATTAAACAACTTAGATAAATAGGCGTTATCCTCAGAATGTTGTTTAATTTTCAGGGTTAATTTACCTGATTGGTCAGGGTTTGCGATAAATACGCCCGTGCCATTCGCACCAATAACCATTTGCCCCGCATCAACTTGGTTGGTCGCATTAATCACATCTGAGCCGTCTGCCCAGTCACTTATTTCTTTGCCGTCTAATAACACGACAACTTGTTTTGGATCGAAAACTGCCATTGTTTTTCCTCTAGTAGAATAAAGCCAAGAATTTCTCCTTGGCTTTTGAATTATCGGTTATAGTTAACAATCACATCGCTTGAATGGATTGCGCCGGCTAATTTCACTGCGGTTTGAATTGGTGTCGCACGGCGTTGCTCACGGTCGCTATCAGATAGCGTATCCATTGGTGCTGCCCATACATAGTAACCTTTCTCAAGATAATCACCTGTCGTCAAGTTACCAAAGCTATCGCCCGTCCATTGACCTGGTGCGAAAGCGCCATTGTTTACACCTTCTAAGCAGACTTTCTCAACCGCTGCAATTAATACCGCTTGGCCTTTGTCTGTTAATGGGATTTTGGTCGGTGATTTATACAATCGAGCAAATACTTCTTTTTGCACCGCGTCAGTAAACCAGTCTAAGATAACAATTTCATCCGCAAATTTACCGCCCATCACCGTACCTTCAGCAATCATTGCCACATCATCAAAATAGGTGTACACATTGATGCCTAAGCGTTTAGCCTTTGAGAACTCTGTTGCCGTAATTTCATCAGCCGTAATAGTTGGTTGTTGCTTGAATTTAAGCGTTAAGGTTGAATTGTTTGCCGCAAAGTTCGTTGATAATAAACGAGCCAATGCGGAAGAGGCTGGGTACATATCGTTTTTATCGAACATCGCTAATGTGTGATCTAAACCTGCATCATATAATTTCTTATAGATGTTATCAGCAGACCATTCAAGCTGTTCAACGCGAATAACATTCGCACCAAACATTTTGGTATTAGCTTGTGCGTATTTTGCAGCAGATTCCACTTCACCATCAGTAAGCTGTGCAGCAAACGTAAAGCCATACCACGCATTATTCACTTCGGCTACGTTAAATAATGCCTCTGCAACGGTTTCTTTTTTCAAAGAAATTGATGCCTTGCCTACTTTTCGGCTTGCTTGGCCATTTTCTAATTTAAGCAATGAGCCAATATACTCACCGTTACCACCACTATTAAAGGCGTAATGGATTTCGGTCGCTGTATCTTCTCCAGCGTTGTTAGATGTGATGATAAAACGTTGTCCTACGCTATCGTAAGAGATAGATAAAGATGAAGGAAGTGCTGTCAATTTCTCTTGGATTTTAGCTGCAATCGCATTGAAATCTGATGCATCAGCAAAAGATAGCCCATTTACTTTCTTGGTTTCAGTGCCAATAGTTAATGTAAATCGACCATTTACAACCGCTTTAAAACGCTCTAAATCATCCGATAAGGTTGCACCGCTTAATGTGTTTTTGGTTGCATCAATGGTTGCAGGTTCTTTTTGCCAACGCGCAATAATTAATTGTTTTGCACGAGGACTTTGAGCAAAAAATGGCTGTGCCGCTTTCGCTGTTTCTGAATTTGTGCCGAACAACTGTTCTACATCACGTTGATTTTCGACATAAACATAACGCGTAGTCGCATCAGCAAATGCTTGTCCTGCCTCTGGCGTGAACAATGCTACGATACCGAATGATTTACGCGTGGCAGATTTTGGCACAGTATTTAACTGTACATTGACAATCTGCGAGATAGATAATGCCATAAGGCTATCCTCCTATTTGTTGAATTAAATGGTTTGTGCGTTGTTCAACGTTTTCTATCGGATCTAGAGATGTATCAACAATGTGATGATGGCTAAATACAACATCAAACTGCCCTCGTTCTTCATAATCTGCCCCAACGGTAGCCGTTAAATTACGGACATCTGAAAAACGAATCACGCCCCAGTGATTTGATTTGAGAAAGGAAAGAAACGCTGAACTTTGGAAAATGGCTTTTAGCTTGTAACACTGCGCAATGGAATTTCGACCGAAACAAGAGACACTCACTGTGCTTTGCATTGACTGAATGATACGCTCACGTTTGCCGTCAAATTCTCTCGTAGCCTGCCCTATTTCATTACTTGTCATTAAATCCACGGTAATAAAAGCAGGTAAAGGATTTTCAGGGAGCCAGCCACCAATAACAGCGCCATTAGGTAACTGTAAAGCCTGTTGAATCCACTTTCGCAGTTTGGCTGTGTCTAACGCCGATATTGTTGTGGTATCCATATTTTCCCCAATTTGCTACTGTTTTTATTTTGTAGGTTTCCCCCTCATAAATAACCAAATCACCTATTTTTAACGGCTTAATGGTGTAGATTTTTATTGAGGGGATAAAACGCTCACCTTCTGGCAATAACAACACATCATTAGGAGAGATCGGCATAACAATGGCAGTCACGCTTTCATCGGTATAACTCGCCCCGAACCCATCAAATGAATGCTCACCTTGCAGATGTTTCACGGTGACAACTTGGCTAAATTTTCTATTCAGAAAGCGAGGATATTGATTGATTAAACTCATTTAACGATACCTTTTACAGAACCACGCAAGTGCCCATCCCATATGAGTGGGTTTTTCTCAATACTTTTGGGATCTAATGTTGCTCTAAGTTTTTTCCTGCGTTTAGGATCTTTAACATCCTTAAGTTTCCATGCTATTTTGGTTGAATCTGCATTTTCAATCCATTTACCTCTTGCTATATTAAGCTGGACATCACCTTCAGCCTTAATCGCTAACTCTTTATAAATTTGCGCAATGTCCATCCCTTCCTGAAAATACTGAACAAAAAGTGCTGTATATTTCTCTTGGTTTTCTGAGAGCGTTTGGCGCAAGAAAGGGCGCGATGGGATGCGCTCATTACCAAATTCCAATACAGCCGCCAAAGAGGCAAGATTAAAATTCCCCGCTCCCTCTACCGGTTCATCAAACTCGGCAGGAAATCCAACGTAAACCGCTTTGTCTTTATCAGCCCTCAATCGCTCAATTAACGCTTTTGCTTGCTCAAAATTCCCCGTAATTTGCACCGCCATTTACGCCACCATTACCCCAATACCAACCAATTTACGTAATCGCAAATACTCTTGGCCATACGCCGTTAATTGATAATCTGCATCAGTTCCCGTCAGTGTTGGCACGGCATAGCTCACAGATAACTCACCAGCACTTTCACTGGCGAGATTCCGATTTGCTCCACCGCCACCTTCAGTTGTCCAAAGCGACAAACGTAATAGATGAGCAGTCAATGCCAACACGCCACGTTGGTAGAGTTTTCCCCAACGAGATTGACTTACTTCCATTTCTGCATCCGATAAAAAAAGGTCGATTTTTGTATAATCGACCTCATTAAATTCAGGATAGCGCTCAAGGAATACATCCGTATCAAATGTTGGCATAATGACTCCCTAGTAATCTACGTAAAGTGCGGAATCTGGCTCCATAAAGGTTACGCCACCAAATGCCATGCGTAAGCCAGATTCATAAGCTAATAAGCCTTTTTGTTGAGCAGCTAACACAGTTGGCGACATTGGGATATCAAAGATAACGTGTTCTTTGCTGTTTACATAAACCATTGCACGAGTTTTGCCACTTGTTACACGAGTACCAAAGTTTGATGGCAAGGCTTTAATTGCAACTTCACGACCTGCAGCCGCAGACAAGCTCTTAGTTAAGAACTCTAATGCAGTTGTGTCAGTATTATTGCGTTGCGTTAACGCTAAGTGCGCTAAATCAAGCGAATCAATCGCAAAGGTGTTTGGCGCTTCAATGCGTTTGGTTTTTTCCATACCTTGCAGGAAAATCTCCTTAAAAAATGCCACCGCTTTATCAAAGTCCATCGCTTGTACTTTGGTATTTGCGGCAGTGCCTTTGATGTTGTACACCTCAACAGATTTGTTGTTTAGCAAACCAGTTAAGCGAGTATCTTTTGCATGGCCTAAGAACGCCACTTTTTGTAAGGTTTGTTGTGCGTTTTTATTTAACGCCATAATTTTTGCGGTATCTAACGCTAACCCTAACAATTTACCCTGTTCAAGCTCTGGTGTTGTCCAGGTTACAGATTTAGCCCATGGCACAATGTAAGAGCGAGTAGGTGTAAAGCCAACTTCTACTTGGTCTAATGTGCTTGTGCCAGTAGTAATTAAACCATCATCAAGTGAACCATGCTCATCTGCGCCATAGTGTAGCTTTTCTGTAATGCCTACAGCTGTTTGTTGGTCAACATAGACAAATTGCGGGAACACAATTTCAGGATATTTAGTTTCTGAAATATCTTTGCTGACAGCCGTTAAGCCGTTTTGTACATAAGTTAATAATGACATTCATCACCCCTTATAATTTTGTAATCATCGCTAATTGACCTTTAACGTCAATCACGGTGTAGCCTGTTTCAATCGAATTTGCATCGGTTTCGCCTTGGATTGCGCCAGTTTTACCATCGCCACCCGTCGTTAATACAAACACTTTACTACCACGAGATACGGTTTTCTCTGGTGCAATATTGACCCAAATCGCATCGCCTGTACCAATGTGCATCACATCGACTAATTCACCTTCAGGCCATTCATCACGAATGCGACTTGCTAATACCACGCCAGCCAATATATCTGTTTTAGCAGATAAAGCTTTCACACCACCTGCAGGATTTAATGCCACAAATTCACCTGCTTTTACTTTACCTGTGACTTTTTCTGCTGTAGTTTTTGCACTTGCAAGATTGCCCTTGCCTAATTCACCTGCACGCGCAGGCGCTTGTTCGTAAGCATAACTCATCTAATTACTCCTAACTGTTGTAAGTTTTATTAAAATCGATAGACGGCGCAGCTTTATTCATCGCAGCGTCACCAAGCAAAATACTGCCAAGTGATTTGCGTTCATCCGCTAATTTAGCTACAACCGCTTTTGCAGTTTGATATGCGCCCGAAATTTCCTCATCGGATAATTTGGCGGCCTCATCTTTAGTAAAAATACCCTGCGCAACTACCGCACTTTCTTGAATTTCACGCACAGTCGCATTATCTGCAAAATTGACTTCTTTAAATGCGGTTTTAGCATCAGCCAATACAGCGGCTTGTTTTGCTTCTGCATCACGTTTTGCTTGCGCATCTTTTAACTGCTGAATTTCAGCGTCTTTTGCCGCTAATTTTTTTTCATACTCTTCTTTTTCCACTTCATCTTCCTTTTTATTTTCAGATTCAGATTTCTTTTCTTTTGGTTCGGTTGGTTGTTTGCCTTTTGGCTCTTTACCTTCTTCACCACCAGACTTTTCTTCTTCCTCAATTTGTTTTTTCTGTTCGTCCGACAACTTGATGCCGAACGCACCTAAAAACGCATCGAGAATTTTTGCGGTTTTCCCCATAATGGTTTTATCCTCATCGGCAAGTTTTACACTTCCACCGCAGCGACCCTTTGCCACAATCGCTACGTGGTTGCCGATCATCGGCGACATCTCAAAATCTGCATCTTGTACCGTGGATGGCTTAATATCGCAGTCATAACCACAAGATAATTGCTCAACACCATTCTCCTGCACGGTCTTAATGGCAGACTCATCATAAATCCAAGCCTCTGCCGTGAGCTCATCGCCCACTCTCTTAACATTGCGCACAACACCGACAGAGAGCTGTTTCCAGTTCTTCGCATTCACCCCATCTTTAGGGTGCCCAACGGTTAGTGTTGCATTTTCAAAACTCTTAATCGTTTCATCGCTAAACAAAGATCTCTCAGTGCGAGCGACTTTTTTAATGCCCTCTTCTTTTAAACCTAGTTCTGTGGCGAGATAATCAAATACCCCAACTTTCGAAATGGTTGCAGGCACAACTAAAAAACCCTCCTTAGTGATGGTTCTTTGTGTGGTTGCTTGAGTGGTTTTGTCTGTAAATTTCATTTATTTACCCCAATAAAAAACCCGACCATTTCTGATCGGGTTGTTTGTTTCTTTACAATGTTACTCTAACATTTGGCTAATTAGTGTTTGCGCTACTTGTTTTATTGTATCAAGTGATAAATCAAGGCTTTTGCTTTTTATTGTAGTTTTTAAGCTATTCCAGACAGTATCATTACGAATTTTGTCTAAGAATTCATGACCTTGCCAAGTCAGCGACCGAGCAACAAGGCTCAATTCATTTAGAGAGGAGTAATCTATCGCTTCAATCAGCCCTGCACTTTGCAATAACTTAAAATGGTAGGAAACTGTTTCTGAATCGAAACCAGTAAATCCATCAGGTGATAAACTCCCTCTAGCCTCTGCCTGACTTTCCAATTTAAGTAATATAGAGCGAATTAAATCCCAATTACGTTTCATTCTTTGCCATCTCTTGCCCAAAGCATATCTACAATCTCATCATAAGATTTAGATTGGCTTTCTGCTTTTTCAGCCTCACCAATAAGACGATCCATTTCTTTTACCGTGTCATCAAAAGTCATTTCATCAGTAAATTTTTTATGGATGCGATACAAGACTGCATCTCTCATTCCAAACTCTACTGGCTTTGTCAGTAACTCATACATCCATAGCATCAGATATTCAGACAGTTTAATTTTTTCACCAGAATGACGGCGATCCGTGTTTCTCTTGAAAAGAGCATCATCTGTATATTCTTTTCGCATTTAGAGCTCCTGTAATTCAACCAGCAAATAGCTTTTAGTTTGAGTACGTTTTAACACTTTAAATTTGGTGCCTGATTTAAATAATACTTCATCTTCATTAGGTAATACACTTAAGCTTTGAATTATTTTCCCGCTCTTACTGTGAATTAGCAACCTATGAGGTAACTTCTTAAAGCGTTCATCACTATAGCTAGAACTTGAAAATCCCTTCTCTATTACAACACTTCCAACAACATATGAAGATAATACACTATCTGGTAAATCAACATCACGCCAAACTTTACCTTGGTAAGACGGCATTTTATTTAGTGCATTATTAATAACTTTAGCCATCATGAGTATTGAAGGCGTGGTTTTATCTTCTCTTAATTGAGAGTTTATTTTTGCATAACTGTGAGCAGTATAATCTCTGATCGAAACAGCCTCTTTAGTAGAAAGGTTATATTTTTTTACAAATTCCATAGCAACAGGATTTTGCTCTATATCTCCTACATGATATCTATATTGAGAAGGAGATATGACTTCTTTTACCTTATCTACTTCGTACTGTTCTGTTATTTGTTTTTCTTGCTCAACATCAAGCACCGGAATCTGGACGCATCGACAATTAACATCATGACCAGGGTGACCAGTATCGGCAGGCGGATTGGTATATTCGAATATCTGCCCATCTTTTTCCGCATGGCTTTCGCGCACACGCTCATCACCCGATGTTGACCACATGTATTTTTTTATGCCAACCTCTTCATGTCTAGCTCGAGTTAATGCCGCATTTAATTTTGAGGATTGGTCTCGAGCAATAAGCATTGCACGACTTTCTACATCTTTCCCTAGTTTTTTGAGTTGTTCGGCTAAGTCTTTATTCAATGACCCCTGAACCATTGCTTGCATGACGGCATTTTGCACCTTATCAAGATATTGCGTGCGAATGGATTTGATTAATTGGATGTTACTTACCGTTAATTCATTTACCCTTTCTACAATATTTGGACTATTGCGCAAATAGGCGGATAAATCGATGCCAGTTTGATTTTTTAAATTGGTTGACACTTCAGCATGGTTTTGTGCATCGCCACGGCTAACAAAGCCATTGGCGATATTTTCGGCCTGTGAAGTGCGGTCAGATTTTTCGTACTTTTCTAATACTTTCATCAGCGCTTTCGCACTAATCGCCTGAAATCCTTTTGCATCATCCATAAAAAAAGAGCCTTGCGGTTGTTGCATGGCTCTCTCTATATCATCGGTCATTGTTTTGACGAAATGCTTAAGCTGTTGTCTATACCAAAGCTCCGTTCTCTTGCTCATTTTCACTGGCTTGAACTTGCGTGTTTTCGCCTTCTGGTTCTTCAAAATTTCTGGCAAGTTCATCAGCATTTTTCATTTCCTCAATGTCATCAGCAGAGATATTGGCAAATAAACCACTTTCTCGGAGTTCGTTTGCCACTTGATATTCATTTACTACACCATTTTGAATTAACGTATTTGTCGCTGTCGCAAAGGTGTTAAGCATATTGACCTGTTGCTCTTGTTTCACCACCGTCAATGGTAAAAATTCAAACCACCAGTCATCTGGCTGCCCGCCAAATAATTCATTGCATAGCAATGTATCAAGCACTTCAAGCACAGGGCGCAATCTTGTTTCTTGCAACCGATGAATGGATTCATGATAGTTTTGAATATCCTCATCACCACTTGCCAATCCCGAAACAGATTGCCCAAACAAAATGGTGACAGGCATATCTGCCGCACCTGCCACCGCATTGCGAAACTCTGTCAGTAAATCTTTTAACCCACCGAAGGATAGCTCTTTTCGGTCGTACTCATTTTCTGCATCAAGCAACAAGCTATTTGTCGCCGATTTAATCGACTGTACCGCTGAAATAACGTGAGCGACATCATTTTCTAAGCCTGCAGATATCTTGTCAGACAACCCTGCGATTTTGAAAATATCGATTTTACTTTCAAAAATAAGGTCGCCCACATTCGCAGAGGCGCTATCAAAGCGTTTAAGCACATCAATAATCTTTTCAAGGTCTGATACACCCCAAATATCGTTATCAGATAACGGCGCATCATTGGCATTGATAATTAATAAGCGAGAATGGTGTACTAAAACAGATTGTGTGCCGCCAGTGATGGTATATTCACTATATCGACCAAAGTTTGGTGAAAGCACATCATCATCTTTTTGCCCTGTGGGTGAGATTTTCCATTTAGGCAAGATAATTAATTGTTTTAATCGCTCTGTAGGCTGTAACGGTGAGGTGATATTAATAGTATCGGTTACAACCAATAAACCCACTGAGCCATACAGGCTAGACCATTGCAGCGCTTTAGTTAATGTCTCACGTAGTTTTAATCTGCGCTCAAGCTTAGTGAAATCGTCTAGCTGTTCAGATTTTAAGTCATTCGAGAAAATATCGCGCCAATTACGTACCATATCTTCCGAGCGTTTAATACATACCTTGTTTGCAATCCAGTTATCACGCCATAATGCTTCAATCTGCATTAAGTCATCGGTTAAACTCATCCCGCGAGCATAATACGTTTGCTCTTGTTTACTGCCTAACTTCAGCGCAAGTGATTTGATGCCATCTAAAATATTCATCTTATAAATCCAGTAGTGATTTAGGTTTCCCTAAAATATCCGTTATTGCCATTACAAGTGCATCGACTTGGTCATCGTGCGCGTGACTATCTGTTGCGGTAAATGCCTCGCACTCACTAATAAAATCCGCTACCCAAGGAGCATTTTCAGGTATCATCACATAACCGCTCTCAATATATCCTTGAATGCCTAAAACACGCGTGTACTTATCTGCATCAACTTGAATTGGTGAGATTGGAATTTGATTATTTCTGCGTATAGCCTGAATTAATCCTGTTCCACTGGCTTTATCTTCCACATTTGCTCGAGTTAATATCCCAGTGTCCTTTCTTGCCTTGTGTTTAGCCCAAACATCTTTTAATGTCTGCTCAAGTTCTGGCGCTTCCCATTTCCCTCTAACAAGATCGAGAATGTAAACTTTTCCATCCGTTCCCTTGCCTGCGACAATAAAGACTGAATAGTCATTGTGCTGTTTAATTTTTTGTGCCGTATCAGCGTAGATTGCTTTGACTTTAATCAGTGGAGGGATTTTGTATCGACCAAACCAAGCGCCTTTAATAATGCCACCGCCCTTATTAGATGGTCTTTGTTGATATAAAGCATTCCACGCTTGAGAGCCAACAGCCTTTCTAATTTTACTCAATCGCTCTAAATCAAATCGTTCTGGGTGTAATGGTTCGCCCTCTTTGCGGAACTCCTCATCTTCTTCGGCAATCGCAGGAAATTTCACTATGCGCCATTGGTCGCCACCATTCTTCATCTCTTCGATTAATCGACCAGCCAAATCATCCTCGTGCCATCTTGTCATGCCTAATAGCACACCAGATTTTGGTGATAAACGCGTGTAAAGCGTGGTTGTGTACCAATCCCAAACGCCATCTCGAACTGTTTGAGAATTAGCCTCTTTAGCATCTTTTACAGGGTCGTCAATAATGGCTATATCCGCCCCCATCCCTGTAATACCGCCACCAACACCAGCGGAGCGATAAGCGCCTTTGTGGCCCGCAATTTCAAAAATCTCACTATTACGCAAAGGCTGGCCTGAGACAGCCGCAATGCGTTTATCATTTAAGGATGATTCAGGGAATATATCGTGGTAGCTCTCGTCATCCATTATTCGCTGTACATCGCGATTCATTCGGCTAGCTAAATCAGCAGAATAAGAACAGGCAATCATCTGCAAGTCAGGATTTTTACCAAAAGCCCAAGCAGGAAAACGACGACTAAATAATTCACTTTTACCACTACGAGGCGGAGCAAATATCATTAATCGAGGTTGCTTGCCATCTATTACATCTTGGTAGAACTGCTGCAGCTCTTTTGCAATGAGAATATTGAACCATCCTGTTACAAAGTCAGGTTTGGTTTGCAAGGTGAAATCAATCAAGCTCTTTTGAGCTATCATTGCATTCAGTTGCTTTAGATTTAAGCTCTCTAAGAAGTTTGAGTTCATCGACACTTAACCTTGATAAATCCATAGATATTTTTTGCTCAATCGGCGCCCCATTAACACCGGTGATTTCTTGCGTTACTTTATCGCCATATTTTTTAGGGGCGACTTTGGTGATGTACCATTTACGAGCATCAACTCTCAACTTAGCTACGCTAACATCTTCGGGAGTAGCAAGATCTGAAATCTCCAACATTTCCTCAAGCAAAAAATCGGCTTGGTTCTCGCGCGCACGCGCGTACTGATCCCGAAATTCAGCTTGTTCATTCAACCAACGAAATACCATTGATAAACTTGGCATTCCAGGACGCTTACAAATCTTACGCAAACTTTCACCTTGAGCGATAAGCTGACAAATATCATCAGACACTTCCTTTACATAAGATGATGGGCGACCAGTTTTTTTCTTCCCCACGCCATCAGACGTGGATTTTCCTTTCACGTCTGACATAGGAAATCCTTACTTAAATATTAAAAACCGTCTTACCTTGCTCATTGGTAACGTAGATGTGGTCTCCATCCCCAATTAATCTGTATGCAATCTCTTTCTCAATGCCTTGATCGCCGTACTCATCGTCCGGTATAAAATCAATTATTACACCAAAGATTGATGTTGGATTGTTTCTTGCCGAGCAGTAGATTGATTCCTCACGGATAACCTCTTTACACTCTTGGTCTCCATAGATTGGTTGAGTGTAGTAGATGCCGTTAAGTGTGATAGGTCTCTCTTTTAATTTGTCTGCCAATCTAGTCATCTCTTCGAACTCACGAGAAGTCTCATCGTAAAATACAAAGCTATTGCTTTCAGTAATTGACGTTACACCGTCTTGTATAATTTTGATTGTTAGCATAATTGCTCCTGTTGTTTTTATTGATAAAAAAAGACCGCACTTTAATTGGCGGTCTTGGTTTGATTAATCCACTTATTGAGATTATCTACTTGGCTTGCGCACTTATCTCGCTCTGCTGTTACCTTAACTAGCTGTATGACTACATCACCGTATGTCTCACCAGTAAATGCTGTTTTAACACAAGGTGCAGTGTAGGCTTGAGGCGGGTAAATATATTCTGCTTTGGTCGTGACTTTATTTGTACAGGCGGTCAAGAGCAGACTGAGGCAAACGAGTGTGAGCACAAGGTTGTGTCTTAATGATTGTTTTAACTGATTCAGCATTTTCTGTTGCCACCCTTTCTATTTCATCATTACGTTGCTGTTGTGCTATTACCGCATCACGCTCTTGTTGTAGTGCAATGGTCAATGCCTTGTTCGCATCTTCTTGCTGCTGAATGGTCTGAGCTTGTTGCTTTGTGGTTATGTTCAACTCATCTATAACACTTGATTGGTAACGCAATGCACCAAACAAAACTACTACAACAACCCCTAACACTATGTAAATGTACTTAGTCATTATCAGTTACCATTAATGCTCGATATAGCTTGCAACGCTCATCAATGCCATTTAGCCCACCATTAATTCTTCGAGTCACTTTCTCTACCGAATTAAGATCAGCTAATTCACAGAGTTTCCAATACCAAACAGCAGCTTTAACTGATAAGTCTAAATTACTTGCTATATCTTCTGGCTCTATATCTCTACCTAACCATTTTCTAAACGCGGCATAATTATCCTTACCTGTGATCTGAATTAGTCCACGACCACGATATTTCCAACCATCTCCGCTTTTCTCATCTCCATTACCTAAACGATTAGCATAAACACGATTGGCTATGAGCTCAGGTTTGCGCTCATATTTCTTGGCTGTAAGTGGATCGGGGAAATATTTACGGAAAGTTTGAGAAAGCCCAGACCAAGAATAATTTAAGTTTTCTTTAAATCTTGTAAATCCTCCACTTTCATGCCCGCATTGAGCTAAGAACATAGCTTGTTGCATCTTAGTTATACAACCTGCTTTTTCTATTTGTTCTGAAATAGCTTGATAAACACCATTAACTGCATGAGGGAAAATTTTATTGAACGTCACTTCGGAAATCATCATTGTCATCTTTTTCAATTCTCCGATTAATGAATTTAAATAAGAATTCGCGAATTTTCTCAGTACCAACAAACCCAATCATCGTGCCAAGAAACGATGAGTATTCACTATGCCCAAAAATATGAGTGCAGATAGGCACTGCTACGCCAGCAATTGAGGCACACATAGCTGCATCAATGAACACATATCGGAAACTTGGTTTTTTACGCATAAATCCAAGTCTTAAAATAGAAATAAATAATGCCCAAAGGGCGCTTTGAATAGAGCTAGAACTCAAATTAATTTGTAACCAAGACCATATTAACGCCCATACATCAGGCTCTTTAATTGGCATATTTCCCCCCTAATTTTTTAGGCAATAAAAAAGCCCACGCATTAACGTGAGCTTGTGATATGGCAAAGGCGCAAGGAATCGAACCTCAATTAGCGATTTTGGAGACCGCTGTCTTACCATTAGACTACGCCCTTATTGTTGGATAACAAAAAACCCCGACCGTTTCCGATCAGGGCTGTAAAAATTTATTCGGTGAACATCACTTACACAACGACCACCTTACATCTAAATGATAGGACAAGATGACAAGGTTTGTCAATAAGTAATTTTGATACTTCTTGCATTTTGTCGTCCAGTTCGCAAAATAACGAACCCAGTTATAAGAAGTTCGTGAATTATTGCTTTCGCTAATTTTAGCTCTTTTTCGACATTTCGCTTCATTGTTTTGAGGCTTGGAGTGCGAATATCTGGCTTACCTGCACACGGTTGCATTTTTATTTCTCCGCAGTTTTCTCGAAGTTTAACCGCTATGTGATTGATTGTGCTTTTATTAACGTAATACGAAAATACAATATAGTGTAAGGTTCGGTCGCTTTTAAAGAAGAATCGATCAATAACTTCACTAATCATCATTCCTGTTGAATCATCGCAAATTGGTTCATTTGACTCTGCAGGAATGACTGATTGCATTAGTTTTGCAATAATATTTAATTGCGGTTTATCAAGCCTACCGCTGCGCACCCAGGCACCCCATTGATACATATTACGGTCAACAAATTCTTCTTGTTCAATCGTTAGTTCTGGTAACTCGCTAAATTTACGCATGAATGCCTCTAATTTTAATGATTGACTTACCTTTGCTTACTACGCCTTTCTCTTCAATCGAATATTTACGAATAATTTTCCGGTTATCATCTTTAATTAAGCCAGCGCCAACTAAGCTATCAAAAATTCCTTTAGGCAAATTATCAAGGTCGCGCGGACGATTATCGGGAAAGTAAATTTCCATCTTAATTTCAACCGCACTTTCAAATGGATCGAACTGTGAGCAAACCTCAGTAGCAACACGTTTAAATTCCCGTCCTGCTTTTGATATGTAATGCTTACCTTGCCTTGTGTGCTTCCAATAATGATTCACGCTCGGTGGGTATGGCAGACAGATTTCAAGCCAATCACTCATAACTTGCCCTCCTTGCGCAAAATTTGCTGTGTTCGCAACACACCTTCAGCATGTGCTAGGCGGACATATTCAGCATCCATTTTTCTAGTTCTACGGTCACATTCATCATGGCAAGATGAGCATGCCCAAGCACCAAAAATATCATCGGGCTTCATACCAACTCCATTTAATCCTGCCATACGATAATGTGCTAATACGGTCGTTTCAGGATTATGATTACAAATACCAGGCAACCGCACTTGACACTCTCTCCCCTTCGCTTCTTTTCTCAAATTACTCATTATCCAAACACCATCTGAAAAATTAACCAAACTGCCACAATCCAAAGTACGATTTTTAACTCTAAAATCTCGTCATCGTTTAATTTCATTTAGCCCCCAAACTAATCACACCATAACCAAGACCGACTGCAATCAAGATAAAATATCCCAATGTGCTTACGACCAATATCCAGTTAAAAAATCTAGCAATGAATGGTGAAATTAGCCCCAAAAGAAGTGCTAATAAAGGTAAGCTCATCACTATCAACATCAGCGCAAAGTAAATAATCCAGTCCATATCTAACTCCTACCAAAAGAACTCATATAACTGATTTAACGTATTTTCATCGGTTGAATCGTTAAAAATATGCTTGATTGCTGCACTAATTAACGCCTTGTAACAGCTTTCAAACTCTGCTTGCTCCATGTTTCCATAACTCAAGGATTGCGCCTCAATCCTCAAATCCCCTTTAATGTTGTATGTAGATTCGTAAAACCCAGCCAATACCGTTAGATGCTTGCGAAAGGTGTCAAATTGCTTACGTTCATCAAAGTGTTCCCATTCTGTTTTATCTGCAGCCCAATGGTTAAAACAGAACTTAAAAAAGGCGAACACCTTACGATGGAAAGCGGGATTGCGTGTACGGATGATTTCAATTTCATACTGCTCACCATTTTTTAATGATTTCAATTCTTCTGATTCCAGCTCATCAAGTGGTGCAAGAACACCGCCTTGTAACTTAATCATCTGAATTTTTAACCGCCCTTCAGTTCGTTTCCCGTGCGCTTTTTTAATATCATCAACACTGCAAGCCATTGACCTATTTCTCCACGTGGATATATCCACCAACCTTTTTAATAAAATCAAGGCTAATTGAACGTGTGACAAAGTCTTCCATTGTCGGATCAAAGACTACGACCATTTGTCCTTTGCTATTCCCTTTGATTTCTTTTCCTGTTACAGGGTTGATAAATGCAATTCGACCACCTGTGATATCAATCACTTCATTCGCCACGCCTTGAATGTGGTTTTGATACCATTGAGTAGATTTATCATTGTTGAGTAACATCACGACTAAATAACCGGCATCACATAATTCTTTTGCGCGTTGTAGATATGGTGTAACGTTAGAATAAGGCGGGTTCACATAGATTCTTAACGGAGCCGAACAACGTTCTGCGACTTCGTCCAACAATACATCTAACATTTGCTCAATCGGCATTAGAAAGTCATCTGCGATTGATTGATGCTCATCATTATCTGAGTTAGGTTCGCCGATATAGTGACATGTCAAGGCGTTGTTTGCTGTTGCGCAACCATCAAGATCGAACCATCCGAAACGTTGAGATAGCCATTCAAAAACATAGTGTGGTGTTTGCCATGTATCTTTATCAAATTGTTGTTCAGACATTTAATTCCCCCCCATAATCGTTTTTAATCTAGCTACGCCTTGAATTGCTACCTGTCTATCGATAACTTTGGTTTTTTCTTCAATCGCTATTGGAATAGGCTCAAATTCATCCCCAGACCGCACTTTTACAACGGCTTGAGCCAAAATACGTGGCATTGCTTTTTGACAATCTTCCCATTTCTTCTTGCTGTAATTTCGGTAAAGTTCAGAAAGCAACCAATATTCGGCTGGGGAGCGAAAATTAAAATTGTGAGGCTCTTTCGCATAACCAAAGTATTTTTTAAGTCGTTGCTCAAGTTCTTCTAGTGTTGGTAAGCCTAATTCGTGATAACTTTCAAACTCGCACCAAGCAATAAATTGCCCTACACTTGGGAAAAATGGACTGGTCGATTTTGCTGCTAAATCAAGTCCGTGTTTTAATTTCATCGGTTCAACTACGCCAGCTTTGAATAGCTCTTCGAGCCATACTTGCTTAGTCTCGTTATACTCAACTTCACTAGCAAACGCCTGTTTCCATGCTGGAAAGATGGATTTCAATCGCACAAACATCCGGTCAATTAAGCGAACGGCGTTGCTGGGAATACTAGACTTTGTGACCGTACTTTTTGCTGGATCCATTGGAATTACGTTTTTCATCTCAACTCCTCTGGAATGAGTTCAGGATCGATATTTAATTTTCTGCCAACAGCCCAAGAACCGTCATCGGCAAAAGTGCTTGTTTTTCGGGTGTTTGTAGCCGTTGCTATGCTGTCACCGCGCCAATTCCAGCTCGCATTAAATCCGCGCCAATCTCTTTCAATGGCGATTGCGATTGCTTCCTCCAGCGTTATCCCAGCTTTGTCAGCTTCGCGCTTATACCCATTGAGCGCAGTTTCGGTGATGGTCGCTTTTTTGGATTTGCGGTGAGTGATGAAGTCATCGGCAAGCTGACCAACGATTCCGAATTCAGCAAGCAAATCGAGCGAATTTTTTTGCGTAGTTTTTTTATTTGTATTTTGTATAGTGTTTTTAATATTGTTTATTGTGTGTGAACTTTTTTCACAGGTGACTTGTGAACTTTCTTCACAGGTGCTGTGAACTTTTTTCACAGGTGAACTTTTTTCACAGGTGACTTGTGAACTTTCTTCACAGGTGGTTTTTGAGTAAGAATTTACCGCATAAACGCCAGTGTTTCTTGCGCCATTTTGTTTAATTAACAAGCCATATTTAACAAGTGATTCACAGGCTTTAATCACTGCACTATTGCTTAGTCCAGTTGCTTTCATAAACTGACTGATTGAGATATTGTCGCTTTCTTTATTCCAGCCTTTGGTTTTTCTGATGACAACCAAGTAACACTTCAATTCCGCCCCGGTTAAATCAGGCAGTAGCTCATCAATAACAGCATTTGGCACCTGTAAAAAATTAGGAATAAATTTAGATTCGTTACTCATGCCACCGCCTTATTTAACATCGTGGATAATTTTGCCAATCCCTTTGCAGTTACTAATACTTGAGGGTAGATTTTTTCCGTGCCGTCAGGTTGTGTGACAGGGTGTGCTTTATGCTCTAAATAACCGCGCTGCAATTTGTCTTGATAAGCAATCCAAGCGGATCCAACAGTGCGCTTATAAATCCAACCATGAGCAAATAAAAATTGGGTGAATGCTCTTGGTTGCATTTGTAAGTGTTTTGCAGCATTAGTGAGATTCATTGCGCCTTCTGTTGCGGTTGCTAAACGATCAAACGCCTCCGCCTTTGGGGTAAGCTCGATCACCCTTTCGGAATACGTTGCAAGCGCGCCACGCAAGTAAACTGGGTCGTTTAATAGCATCATAGGATCAGTGGATTTCGCCACTTTTTCCATCTCAATAAAATATTGTCTGGCTTGTTTTCCTTTTTCGTTGCGCTCAACCATTGATAGTTCTTTTGCCATATCAATGGAAATGTGAACTTCTTTCTGAGGGCGACCCCCTACATGGTTTTTCTCATTTTTGAGTAAAACTACAAAGTCTTGATTTTCAACGAATTCATATTCTGAGATTCGTCTTTGGATCCAGTCTGAAAATCTCGTTGAGACTTCCAAGAATGAATGTAATTCTCTCGCATTTACCGTTTTAACTTCGGAATTGTTGATTTTGCTATTGCTAATCTGAATTAGATTTGCCATAATCACCTCGTTTAACACTTTATTAATTAGCCACGGTTGCCGCCGTGGTTTTTTATTACCGTTTATTTAGCGAGATCACGCACTCGATTGAGTGTTGTGTTGCTGCTAAATGCTTGTTTAATAATTTGCGGATCACGTCTTCTTCATCGGTTGTGATTTCGCCATCTGCCAGCGCTTTTTCTAACTCCTCAAACAACAATCCACGAGCGGACAGTTCACGCAGTTGTAAAGTTGAGATTTCTACTGAGTCCAATTCGCCTGCGACTGGTACCGGTACAAAATGGCCGCCAGCACTTCGGCAAAGCTCCTCGATAAAATCAGTACAGCCATACTCAAGCTGCAATGCGATTAATTCTTCGTTTTTAAAACGTTGCCCTTTCGTCTGATAAAGACGATTGTTCAGCTCTGCCTCTGAAAATCCAAGAAACCCTGCAACCGCACTTTTGCCGCCAGGTATCTTTTCAATCATTTCCATAATGACTTTCTTCATTGCCATAATTTTTGCCTTATTTTTATGGTTTTCTTTTCAATTGGTGTTGGTAAATTACAGTCATGCGATAATCGCAGAGCCTGACTTAATAGGTTTGCTAAAGTGTCGAATTTCTTCCGCAGAGACAGAACCTTCCAAGGCTTGAGATAGAATCTCGGAATATCTTGTCTCGCCTGTATATTCAGTTCGTGGTAAAGAATTTGATGTGCGCCATTTATAAACAGCTCGGACAGAAAGTCCGCATAAATCGGCCACTTTAGCTGCACCCAAAGAGTCAATAATATGTTTTAAGTTTTCCATATATAATCTCTTTAAATGAACTTTGAGTACATTTTAATTTAGAACTGAAAGTACTTCAAGTTTTATTTATAATTGAACCGTTGGTTCAAAGGTGAAAAAATGATTACAGAAGAAAAAATTAAACAGGACTTTGCCGCACGGCTAGACATTGCGTGCAAAAGAAAGAACTTGCCAGAAAAAGGCAGGGGAAAAGTTATTGCAGATATACTGAAAATTACGCCAAAAGCAGTGAGTAAATGGTTCAATGCGGAGACATTGCCAACTCAAGCAAATATTTATGTATTGGCTGATTTTTTGGGCGTAACAAAAGAATGGCTAACTTATGGCGATAAGAATGCCTCTATTGAGAAAATCGAAAAGCAAATATCCTACCCTTTGCTAAGTCCAATCCAAGCAGGACTATGGACTGATATTAGATCGCTTGAGGGATTTGACGGTTACGAGATGATCCCAAGTACAGTCATAGCCTCTGAAAACTCCTTTTATTTACGAATTGAAGGGAAATCTATGCTCCCGCGTTTTAATGAGGGCGATCTGGTTTTAATCGATCCTGATATTGCACCAACCCCAGGAAAATTTGTGGCCGCAATCAATGGCAACAATGAGGCGACATTTAAACAATACAAAGAGCTCGGTACAAGAACAGCAGAAGGCATACCGCACTTTGAGCTTGTCCCGCTTAATCCAATGTTTCCAACATTAAGCTCACTTAACCAAGAAATCCGCATTATTGGTGTGGCAAGAGAAAGAGTTGAAGTTTTGTAATTAAAATGCCGATCAAGAAAACCTGAAAAAATTGGCTAATCTACCATAATTAATTTAGCGATAACTAAAAAATTACTTGACTTTACATGCTCAAGAAATCATACAATAAGGAATCAATATGACACAAAAATTTGGAAATAACATGACTCAATTAGCGCTCGTATTTGAGGAGGGAACATCTCTTTCATTTGACGATTTTGCGAAACAAAACGGAATTACATACTGGTATGCTTCTGATCTTGCTATGATGTTAGGGTATAACGACATGCAGGCAATTTTAAAAGCCATGAATAAGGCTTATGCTGTATGTAATAACTTAAATATTCCAATTGCAGACAACTTCATTCAGACGCAATCGCCGAACACACCATCTGACTTTAAAATGACTCGATTTGCTTGTTATTTAACGGTTATGAATGGAAATATAAGTAATCCGAAGGTTGCTGCAGCCCAAGCATATTTCGCTAAACTGGCAGATGAAATTCACACACTTTGCCAAAGCGCCGAAGAAGTGGATCGAGTTTACTTACGTGGTGACATTTCAGATAGAGAAAAAAGCCTGAGCCATATTGCCCACAAACACGGCGTGGAGAACTATGCTTTCTTCCAAAATGCTGGGTATAGAGGGATGTACAATATGAATATTAAAAATTTAAAAAACAAAAAAGGGCTACTTGATAACAACGCATCACTGCTTGATTTCATGGATAATGAGGAGCTCGCAGCGAATATATTCCGCGTAACACAAACAGAAGCCAAAATAAGAAATCAAAATATTAAAGGTCAAAAGAATTTAGAAAATGCGGCTGAAACCGTTGGTCGCTCTGTTCGTAATGTCATGATCTCAAATACCGGAACAGCACCTGAAGATCTCGCTCTTTCCCAAGAAAAAATTAACAAAATACAGACAAGTATAAAGAAAACACATAAAGCACTGACAAAGCACGACAGCAAGAAAAAATAATCCTCTATTTGACAAATAAACCGCCTAACTGGCGGTTTTTTATTAACATTTAAACTCCGCAATCAACTCCTCTAGCACAATCCTCTCCTGCTCATTAGCGCGTACAATCCTCAATTCATCATCTACGCGCGACACTATCTCATCAATCCCTAATCTATTAATCCCTTCACAATTCAGCGAGATTAGCCATTTTTTAAACTCTTTTTTCATAATTGCCCTCCTTATCGGCAGAGGCATAATAAACCAACCTCAATTTAAACCAACTATCGCTACCAAAATTTGCGATCAGCATCGCAAAAATCTCAAAAACACACCACAAAACACAAACTTTACTTTTTAACTGATTAAAAAATAAGCAATTAAACTCAATTTTCAAAAATTTATTTCTTTGTAAATCAATCAAATATGAACAAAAAGTACATTTTATTAAAAATATGTACTTTTTGTTCTTGACTATAATGAACCATAAGTACATAATAATCCCATCAAAACGAGATACACAAACAAGGAGCCTAAAAATGACAAATCTTCAAAACTTTAAAAAACAGCTTAACTCAGTCGCACCGATTGAGTGCGATTTAAAAGTTGGCGACCGAGTTATTTATAAAAACGACTTTGGAATCAAATTTGGGCCATTCGAGGTTATCGGGTTTGAAAAGAAAGAAGATATTTCAGGCGGAAGATTTGTTTACTTAAACAAAGATTGTTACTGGTCTCCAGTAAGAGCGGAACAACTAACAAAACAATAAGAATCTTTACTAAGCCCTTTTGGTGAGGGCTTGAATAAAGGTTTTACAACCAAGCCGAAAGGCAATGCTCTTTAAAAACTTGGTCTCGTGCGGGATATAAATTATCGGCTGATTAAAGTCGAGTAACCCCAGAGCAGAAAACTGTACTGCGTGTTTAACCGAAGAGATGTGGTTGGCAGGTCAATGGCAGCGCTGTTTATATCTTTAAGCAATCCCTTAGAGGATACGAGTTCAGTCGGGGAAATGGCGAACAAGCCCACGGACTGGTTTATTTCAAAGCATATTTGAAGTTAAGACATCAATATCAAGTGTGCTTTGAAATGGTAAAACCATTACAACACTTATTTAAATAGGAGAAATAAAAATGGCAAAAACAAACGTACACGAGTTTCTTGAAGAGCTTGACGCAGGGATCTTTGAAAATAAGCTCGCCACAGCTCTTTCAGAGGTTGCATTGGGTGTTTTAAATAATGACAAGCAAGGCACAGTGAAGGTTGAATTTACATTAAAGAGAATGGATAGCGATAATCCATCTGTTCAAATTCAACACAAGCTAAGCTATATCAAACCTACAAAACGCGGGAAATCTTCCGAAGAGGATACTACTGCGACACCAATGTACGTACATAAAGGTGGTGCACTTTGTGCAACGCCTGAAAAACCAGAGCCAACACCAAATGGCACTTTAAAAATTGTAAAAGCAGCATAGGAGCTTTAAATGAACGAAAATTTACAACAACTTAAAGAACTTGTTTTATCTAGTGTTCACGTAGGAAAAAGCGATTATCCAATCGCTATCCTGCCAAGTGATATGAAAATCCATTCATTGGAATCACAAAATCAATTCCGCAATCAATTTCGTGCCGTATTTTCAACATATAACTTTGATAGTTTTACTGCTTATGCCGCACAGTATCAGCAAGAAAATGCTCAATGTTTTATTGACGAAAAAAATCTTGGTGCAGAAATTGTCTTTGATATTGGCTCTCTCAAACAACCTCTTCACGCCAACCATCGCGCACTTTTAAATATGGAAAAAACATCGGCATTTAAAGCACTATGTGATTTCCAAGGTAAAAAATGTGATCAGCGTGAATTTTCTGAATGGCTTGAAGATTGGCGCGATTTCATCACTGTTTACAGTGAGGATGATGAATTAATGTCATTCACTTCAGCAATTCAAGCGGTGCGTAAAATTACTTTAGATTATGCTAGAAATGAAGAACACGAAGTTGGGGAGTTTGCTGCATCACGTTCAGCGATGGAAAGTGTAGAAGCGAAAAGCAAGTTACAACTACCGAAATATTTTGTGTTTAACACGCACACATACAAGGGCTTAGATAGCCAAGCATTCACGCTTCGCTTATCAATCCTTACGGGTGGTGATAAGCCAATGCTAGTAGCTCGTTTGATTAAAGCAGAACAAATCCAAGAATCTATTGCGCAAGAATTTGCGGATAAGCTCACGCTTGCTTTAAAAGAAACAAGCATTTCAGTCAGTGTTGGCACAATGCAAATCTAAACTAAGCTTGAGCCTTGCAAGCATAAAGAAAGGCACTCATCATTAACCTGTTTTGAATTTTCGACAATTTGGTTACAGAAACACAGTGCATAACGGTATTAAGCGGTCGTTAGATTAAAAGCCCTAACCTACTTAATAACACTGTGGTTTAAAGTCTGCCCATGCAAAGCCAGTGAAAAACGGTGTAGTTGCCGAAAGTGGAGCTCAAGCAGGCGAATATCCCAATGTGGATATTTCAAAACACATTTGCTAGTACAGAGACACAACGGCAAGTGAAACCGTTGCGAATGATAGATGAAGTGTGTTTTGAAATGGCAACAATAAAACAAACGAGGTTAAAAATGGAAGAAAAACAAGAAAGCAGCCTATCTGATAAAGATAAAAATCTAATCAAACAGGCTGTATTAGAAAGCGCCGCGAAAAATACAGGAATGTTACCTGATGAGATTGCAGAATCCTTATGTAGGGCTATTTACCTGATTGATTCTTATAAGCATTGATGATGTGAGACGAATCAATTTCATCATCTAACGTTTTCTGAAATGTTTCAGATAATGAATTGATAAACTCTGCAATATCCCTTGCGGTTGTTAGATCAATATTTCTTTGATAATGAGAGTTGGTTCTCAAAATGTCTCTAGCCATGACTAAGGCTATTTTATCAGCCGTTATCTTTTTCATAGTATTTCCTCATAAATTGTTGTTATGGCGGAAATATTATATTCCTCGTTGTTGTGGCAAACAAGAGGGCTTGAGCCTTACAAGCATAAAGAAAGGCGTCCTATTCTAGACAAATCAGCACAGACTGATTGCACTACTCCACTGACCGCTCGAAAGAGCGGTATTTTTTATTAGTTTTTTGCTGAACTTGATGATTTTTTTATTCGTAAAAGTAAGGATAAACGATGACATTTAAAGAATGTATAATTTTTATACTCGCCATCAATCTCAACCCACTTGGATTGTGGATTGACAGCTTTGTATTGCCGAAATTTTTCGACCAAACTAGCCAATATATCCAAAATGATGAAGAACATTTGCCAAAAGCTAGTTGCGGCAACCAAGTAGAAAAGGTAAACCAGAGCATAATCAGGTAAAGCAGGTAGTGGTCTTGCCATTAGCTCAATCTGAATATGAACAGGAATAAGCAACCAACAAAGAATAAACGACAAAAACCACGTTGTAATACGCACAATCACCTCATCAAAATGAGATTTGAGAATGGAAAAGATGGAAGTAATTAACGCTTCCCACATAATAAATTCCTGTAATTGTTGAAGTAAGACGCAACAATTATATTCCTTGTTTGAAGTAAGACGCAACAAGGCGAGTTTTGCGGTTCTCGTTAAAAAACCGTATTGACAACACCGCTCACATCAGATTAAGATACCCCCACTTTCAACAGAAAGTCGGGATCGCAGTCCTGAATGACAAAGAGCGGTGAAAAAGACAGTCGCTCAAAAGCGACTTTTTTTATAGCCGCAAAACAGCAAATCTACCTTTTTGATAAATTTATCAAAAAGTCCAATGATGAACTGTTTAGGAGGATCGAAAGATCCGCCGTTTCTCTTTGTCACGGTACTGCGAATCCTATTCAGTTCATCACCAACTATTCGCAGTGGTTCGTGATGAGTTTTAAAACTTTGACAAAGAGACCACAAAATGACAAATTCAAACTTAATCCCTGTTTTTAACGGCTTAATCCAAAATCAACCTGTTCAACTTTGCAACGCTCGTGAACTTCACGCATTCGTAGAAAGCAAACAAGAATACGCAACTTGGATTAAAAACCGCATCAACGAATATGGTTTCATTCAAGATGAAGACTACTTCATCATCACCGAACGCACCAACGGACGCCCACGCAAGGAATATCACATAACCCTCGACATGGGCAAAGAACTCGGCATGGTCGAAAGAAACGAACGAGGCAGACAAATTCGCCAATACTTCATCCGTTGCGAAAGAACATTAAAAGCCTTGCAACCACCGCAACAGCTCGCCTTGCCAGAACCTGAGAAATTCACCTTTGAATTTACCGAATATGAATTACAACAGCTTGCTTGGTTGTGGTTCGCTTTCAAACGTGGCGTCGGCACTTTCCAACATATTGAGAGAGCCTTTAACGTTTTAGGCTCGAACATGAGTGGGCAAATCTACGGACAGGCTTACGAATATTTAAGCGTGTTACGCTCTACCAATCAAATCTTAAACCGCATCACAAGCGATTTTAACATCGACCAAATGACAAACTGGCGTGTATTAAAACACTTGCGAGGCTTTAATCCAAAAGCAGTCAAAATCGACTTCTAAAACAAAGAAAAATCCGACCGCACTTTTGAAAAATCGTGTGGCGGATTGTTACACCCTAAATTCACTAAATTGACGAAAAAGGAAACAAAAATGCAAAAATTTACTGATGTATTCGCTGAAACCATCCCATTTCTTTGTAAAACAGCCATCGCCTTTGCCCTCGCTTTTTTAATTGGTGGTATTGCCTACTGTTTTGCCGATGAACCTACCGACTGGCACGACAACACACTAAGCGAACAAATCCAACAAGAAGAACGCGCGAAAGCAAAGGCACAATGGCGTGAAGAAAACGGCATCTATCAAGCAAATCTTACCCCACAGGTCAATGCTGATATGTATCGTTATGTCGAGCAAAAACAAGCCGAAATTAACCGCACTTGGAGTAAATAATGAAAGTGGAAAGCTACAAAACACAAATCATCCGTACAGAAGCCGGAAAATATTTTGGAGAATTGTGGGTGAACAATAAGCTGTATCAAAAAACCGCCTATTTTGCCAATGAAGCCATTGCAACCTTACGTCTAAATAAACGAATCGAAAATTTTAATGCAATGGAAAACACCAAAATTCCGCCTTATCAAAAAGATGCCAGTACGAATCAATTTAAAGCGGAACTAGTAGAAAGTGCGAAAGAAAATCAACCTATTCCCCCAACTGAAAAAGCAGAATCGGAAGAAGAAAAACCACTTGAAAAAGTTAAGCCAAAAGCCACAAAACCCCGTCGAAAACCGTTCACCCCTTATGGATTAAACGGCTATTTTGTGGATAAACAAGGCAATATCCGCCTGCATTTAGACCGAAAAGCACACGCACATACTATCGTGCTAAACCCTGAAATGTTCTCGATGCTTGCCAATATGGTACAAGCCACGCAGGAGCAAAACAATGAAACCTTCCGATGATTACTATTACCAACTTGATGCAGCTCACCAACGAGAAGTGGATTGGCAGGCAGGCTATGAAATCGCCTTAGATGAAGTCGCTACTGAAATCGACAATGATTTAAAACAAGGCGACCAAACGCATTATCACGAACTCACAGAAATGCTGTGTGATAACGATAATTTCTGGCTTGCCATTGGCAGTGGTGCAAGTTATGAGCCTTATAGACAAGAAACGATTAAGAAAATCGCCGAGCGTGAATTGCACGCAAGAATGAATGATTATGACCCAGATTAATGGAGGGGCGAGATGCTTAATTTTGATGATTTAGAAGATGTTCATATTGAAGATGAAATCAAACCAAAAATTGATTTATCTAAAATCCCCCACCCAACTCCAAAGGGAATAATTGAATTAAAACGTCTCTTTTCTGCCATTAGAAAAGGCGTCGATCCTGATTATGTTATTAATCGTAAGATTATCGATGAAATGTATATCAAAATTTAAATTGAACTAAGGATAAATAATGAAACTTTACGAAATCACCGAACAACTAGAAAACATCAAAGAATTACTCGAAAACCCTGAATTTGCAGATAACGCCGACATTGCCAAAGCATTAGATGCAGTACAGCAAGATTTTGACAAAAAAGCGGAGAATGTCGTCTATGTCATTAAAAATACAGAGGGCGACATTGAAGTGATTGACGCTGAAATTAAACGCTTGCAGGCAATGAAAAAACAACGCCAAAACGGCATTGAGCAGATTAAAAACTACCTCAAACACAATATGGAAGCAACAGGCACAGCAAAAATTAACTGCCCTTTGTTTACCATTTCTTACCGCGAAAGCAAGCAAAGTGCGGTGCAATTAGATGAAGATTTATTCCTTGCCAATAACTGCGATGAAACCCTTGTTAATGTGAAAATCACAGCGAATAAAACTGAGATTAAAGCACGATTAAAAGCAGGGGAAGAAATTCCTGGTGCGAAATTGGTTGATAGCCAAGTTCTGACGATTAGATAGGAGATAAAAAATGAGCATTGCTACATTAATTTTAGGCGAAAGCGGAACAGGAAAATCAACCAGTTTACGCAATTTCGACCCGAAAAAAACCTTACTGATTCAATCCATTCACAAGCCACTACCATTTCGCCCAAAAGGTTGGCAACAGTGCGAAAAAGGCAAAGGCGGTAACATCTTCACCACTGATAATGCCGAACAAATATGCAAAGCAATGGCGCGTGCACCGCAAGATATTATCGTGATTGATGATTATCAATACATCATGGCGAATGAATTTATGCGTCGCGGTATGGAAAAAGGCTTTGACAAATTCACCGATATTGGAATGAACGCATGGAAAATTTGCGACCTTGCCGCCAAACTTCCAGCACACAAGCGCGTTTACATTCTCGCACATACACAAAATGATGATTATGGTCGCACTAAAATAAAAACCATTGGGAAAATGCTAGATGAAAAAATCACTTTAGAGGGCATGTTTACGATTTGTTTACGCACTGCAGTGAAAGATGGCATGTACCAATTTTCCACCCAAAACAACGGTTCTGACACCGTAAAAAGCCCGATGGGATTATTCGATAAGCTGTTTATTGACAATGATTTGGCATTAATTGATGGCATCATCTGTGATTACTATGACATTTCACAAGATGAAGCCAACGTAGAAAAAACAGAACCAACCGAACAACCAACCACAGGAGAAAACTAAAATGGCAGTCATGTTCACTTACAACGAAGAGCAAGCAGTAAAAGGCGGACAACCTGCTTTTATTACAGAAACAGGCGCATACGTGGGGAAAATTCTTTCCGCTAAATACACTAAATCACAAGGTGGTGCACAAGCGATTGAATTTTCCATTGAAACCGATGATGGAATGCTAGGTAATTATCTTTCCGTCTATTACAAAGGCAAAGATGGCAATGATTTATCAAGCGGCTTAAATATGATCCAGGCGATTATGGGGGTTACAGGCGTCAAAGAATTGACGGTGAAACGACAAGGCAATGATGATATTGCACCAGAACTCACTAATAAACACATTGGCCTGTTCTTGCAAAAAGAACTCACGACCAAAAACGATGGCTCGGACAGCTACCGCTTTTCCATTACCTGCCCATTTAGTGCAGCATCAGGGAAAACATTAGCTGAACATCTTGCAGGGGAAGAGCCAAAACGCATTCAGTGGCTAATAGATCACGCCAAAGATAAAGATAGCCGTGCTAAAAATACACGCCAAGAGCAATATCAGGCACAGCACCAATATTATCAATCCACCGCACCAAGCTACCCGCAAAGACAGCCTGCATCAAGCAACAGTGGGTTTAACGATGATATTCCGTTCTGAAATCCATAATAAGCCACTAACCAATAGTGGCTTTTTTATTATACAAATTTGAGAGATAAAAAAAATGGCCGAAGAAAACAAAGAAATTATAGCTTATAAAGGGTTTAATCAAGACTGGACTTGTCGAGGTTATCAGTATGAGGTAGGCAAAACGTATGTGCATAAAGGTGATGTTAAGGCTTGTGAGAGTGGATTTCACGCCTGCGAATACCCTCTTGATGTGCTTAGCTATTACAGTCCAGCGGTAAGTAAATTTGCTGTAGTTAAAATGAGCGACGAAACATCAAAAGATAGTGATGATACAAAAATTGCATCTGCAAAAATCACGATCGAAACCGAAATTAACTTACCAGAAATGGTAAAAAAAGCCGTTGAATGGATAAAAGGTAAAGTTGATTGGGATGCTGCTAAGATATCCAATACAGGCGATTGTTCGGCAGCAACCAATACAGGCAATTGGTCGGTAGCGACTAATACAGGCAATCGGTCGGCAGCGACTAATACAGGCAATCGGTCGGCAGCGACTAATACAGGCGATCGGTCGGCAGCGACTAATACAGGCAATCGGTCGGCAGCGACTAATACAGGCGATCGGTCGGCAGCGACTAATACAGGCAATCGGTCGGCAGCGACTAATACAGGCAATTGGTCGGCAGCAACCAATACAGGCAATTGGTCGGTAGCGACTAATACAGGCGATCTGTCGGCAGCAACCAATACAGGCAATTGGTCGGCAGCGACTAATACAGGCGATCTGTCGGCAGCGACTAATACAGGCAATCGGTCGGCAGCAACCAATACAGGCAATTGGTCGGTAGCGACTAATACAGGCGATCTGTCGGCAGCAACCAATACAGGCAATTGGTCGGCAGCGGAAGTATCTGGCGAGCAATCTATAGCTGTTGCGCTTGGTTGGCAATCTAAAGCTAAGGCGAGTATCGATGGTGCGATTGTTTGTGTGTATCGCAATGATGATGGAGAGCTAATTCATATTAAAGCATCAAAGGTCGGTGAAAATAACATCAAAGCTGATACTTGGTACACGTTAGATGCGTTTGGTGAGTTTATTGAGGTTAAAGATGACTAAAAAACTATATAGAAAACCTATCTATGGTGGTGATGGTGAGGAAATTGGCTATTACCTTATGGATAATGATGGGTTCTTGGTTGAAGAACACTACTACGAAGATGATGCTTAAAATCTGCCGCTATTAATTAGCGGCTTTTTATTTATGAGGAATAATAAAAATGTACTGGTTTAAAAATGCAATTATTTACCAATTAACAAAACAAATAGACTTTGAGAATATCGAGAAACAACTCAAAGAATGTGAATTTACTCCGTGTGATTCAGCAGACGTTAGCCATTTCGGTTGGTCTGCTCCGCTCGCCACCAGCGAAAGCCTAGCTCATCAAGCGGACGGAAGAATCTTACTTGTAGCTAAACGAGAAGAAAAGATTTTACCTGTGGAAGTTGTGAATCGTGAACTCAATAAACGAATCACTGCACTTGAAGAAAAAGAACAGCGAAAATTAAAGAAAGTAGAACGATTATCCATAAAAGATGATGTGATAGCTACCCTACTTCCGCAAGCGTTTTCTCGTATCAAAACGACCGCACTTTATATCGACACATTGAAACAACTTATCTTTGTTGATGCAGCATCAAGTAAAACAGCCGAAGATGCACTTGCACTTTTGCGTAAATCGCTCGGTAGCTTGCCAGTAGTACCGTTGGCGTTTAATAGTGCACCATGTGAAGTGATGACAAAATGGGTTACAGATACTGCGCCCGATTGGCTAATCTTGCGTAAGGAAGTGGAAATCCGCGAAAAAGAAGATCTTGGCGTTATTCACTGCAAGCAAAAAGATGTTGAAGACGAGGAAATTATTGAGATTGTTCAAAATGGCTTGATCTCTAAACTCGCGCTTGAGTGGGAAAACAACCTTAAATTTATCTTGGTTGAAGATGGCACGCTGAAACGACTGAAGTTTGACGACAATATCATCGAGAAGAACGATGACATTGTAAAAAAAGATGTGACAGCTCGTTTTGATGCAGACTTTGTTTTAATGGCGAGCGTGCTTGGCAAAACAGTGGATAGCCTAACAAAAGAATTCGGCGGGATTAGGGATAGATTATGAGATTACTTAAACGGCTAGCTGAAAAAGTCCTAATGGAAGATCTTAGTCGATTAGATAAACATATTGATAAATCTATCGAACTCCATGAGTTGGAGCTACGAAAATTGGGTGAATTAATTAAAAGTCTGAAAGCTGAGAATGATCAACTAAAACTGGAAAATACAAAGCTTGAAACTGAGCTTAGAGCGATAAAACAAGAACGTATTTTAAGTAAACTTAAAAAGAAAAGAAAACGTAAATGAATGAAATTAACATTAATATCCCCTACTCAAGATTTGTAGATATTTTCTGCTGCTATTTTTATGTGCGCATGAATAGCGGTGACCCATCGGCTGTTACTCGAGCGTTAGATGACGCTAAATACAATTGGCTTATGTTTGGGTCTGAGTTACGAAATGACATTATCCGAATGGCGGAATCGGCATACTATCCTGCGGTAGTTAATAACTACGTAAATAATTTTGTTGAGTGGGCCAAAAGTCAATTTAATGCACCACAAGACTACAACACGCCTCGGCCGCTTGTTGATGTATTGCCGGTAGTTGATTTAAAGCCGTACGGGGATAAAAAATGCAACAAAAAATAATTTTAGATGCGTGCTGCGGTAGTCGGATGTTTCATTTTGACAAACAAAATCCACACGTTTTATTTGCCGATAATCGCACTTTTGAAGGTACGCTATGCGACGGCAGACTGCTAAAAGTGGAGCCTGATGTAATCCATGATTTTACAGATATGCCGTACCCGGACAAATCATTTAAGTGCGTGATTTTTGATCCACCTCACTTAATAAAAGTCGGTGACAAATCTTGGTTAGTCAAAAAATACGGGCGGCTTGACGAGGATTGGCGAACGCAGCTTAAAAAAGGTTTTGATGAGTGTATGAGGGTGCTTGATGACGGCGGATCGCTTATTTTTAAGTGGGCGGAAACGCAAATAACAGTAAGTGAGATTTTAAAAGTTATCGGTGTAAATCCAATAATTGGACACAAATCTGGGCGCCTGAATAATACACATTGGATGTTGTTTGTGAAAGGTGCTAGTTATATAGGAGATAATACAAGATGAGTAAATACTTTAGTTATGACGCGATCGATGTGAATTTATATGTCCACGACACCGCAAAGGAGGCTAAACAAACCGCGTTAGATATTGCCGAGGATGGATATAACTTAAGTTCAGACCAGTGTGACGGACTTTCAAAAGGTTCGCAGGATTTAATCAAAAGTATTTGTTATGGCGTAATCCTTGGCGGGATTGATTTACCTGTTCGCCAGACCTCTGTTGAGCAAGATGGAGCGGATGCAGTGGCGAAATTTAAGTATATGGCGCAACCTCCGGTTATTGTTGAGTATGAGCAAAATAACGGATGGATTAAGTGTTCGGAGCGGTTGCCAAAACCAAATAAAAGAGTTTTGGTTTGTAACCAAGACAATGAAATTCGGTGCGCATTATATCAAGAATTAATTGGTTTTGGTTACATTCCTCTTTATGGCGAAGTTACACATTGGCATCAACTACCACAACCACCAGAAGATGAATAACAAACCACCGCTCTTATGGGCGGTTTTTTATTGGAGAATATATGGGAAGAGAATTTTTTGATGAATACTGCAGTCCAGAATTATTAGCGTTAATAACTGGATATGTTTGTCCTAAATATCAGATGAAAAGCTTAAATGAATTCGGAATTCCTTTCCTTCACCCAAAAGGAAATAGAAAATTCCCGCTTGTGTTACGATCTGATGGTGACAAAATTTTGAAAGGTGAGAAAGTGCAGCCGATTACACAAACAAAGGAAAGACGGCGGTCTGCAGTATTAAGTTAGTAAGGGGGATATTATGGCACGTCCAAGAAAACGAATTAATCAAGGATTGCCACAAGGTTTAGTGTGTCGGAATCGAAAAAGAGCGGATGGCTCAATCGTAGTTTATTACTACTACACGATGGCAGATAAAAAAGAAGTTGCTTTAGGTAAAGATAAGCACATCGCTATTCTGGAAGCAGCAAAGCTTAATATGCAGTATCTGACGAAAAAAGATAATATCCTTTTTATTGAAGTGCTTGAGCGATATGAAAAAGAAGTTGTGCCGCTTAAAAAAGCGAAGAACACTCGAAACTCAAACATTCAGGCAATAAAGAAATTACGCCAATACTTCCAAGATCCACCATTTACCCTTGATGAAATACAGCCTATACACATTCGTGAATATTTAGATTGGAGAAAAGATGTTAAACCAACCGCAAATATCGAAGTTGGGTTATTTGGCCACATTTGGAGCATGGCGAGAGAATGGGGTTACACTGAAAAGATTAGCCCATCAACAGGGGTTAAAAAATTCAAAGTGAATTACCGTGATGTGTACATTGAAGATTATATCTTGGATAAAATCTACGACTGCGCCACAGGTGATATGAAGGACATTATGGATGTGATGTATTTAACCGGACAACGCCCAATAGACGTGGTAAAAATCCATAGTTCACACATCTACAACGATTTACTGCATATTACACAGCAAAAAACAGGTAAACGTGTTGCGATTAAAGTTATAGGTAAACTAAAAGAGATTATCGACAAGCGGATCACTGAAGAAAATCAGTTTCTGTTTACGAATAAATGGGGGCGAAAGCTCGAGCGGAGATCACTTACAGATTATTTCAAAGATACACGTAATGCGGCATCAAGAAAATATAAAGAGCTAGCCGAAGAGATCAACCAAGTGCAATTGAGAGATCTTCGCGCGAAAGCAGCAACAGACCTTTCATTAATGATTGATGATGAACGAGCAAGAAAACAACTTGGCCATACTTCTGCACGTACCACTCAACATTACATCAGAAAAGAAAAACCACTCAATCCAACCAAATAA